CCTAAAATTTTTGAACATGAAGAATTTAAAAAGGGCCTTGTTCATTGTACTTCTAGGATTTACTATTTACCTTTGCTTCAGGAATTACAAACTTTCTCGAGAGGTTGATTCCCTGGAACTAGCGGTCAATGAAATCCCAGATACAGTATACACAGAGAAACCCTTCAAACCAGAGAAGAAGTACTCAGAAAAAGTTGAACCAGGTAAAATCTTAGTTTACGATAATAGTTACGATAATAGGCAGCCAACTCTCTTTCCTGATTCCATGCTAAGGCAGCCAGCTATCAGTAAACAAGATTCCCTGGTTCAAATTGTTTTGAAGAAAGATAAGTTGAACTTGAGTCTGTTCAATAAGGAGACTAACACTTATTCAACTAGACTATTCCCAATCGATTTAGATAAGTACAACTACAACTGGTATGAAGGTCAATTAACTCGAAAGAAAGTTGCAAGGTTATCACTTAGTCCATACGTTTACGGCAAATACAGACCTTTCAATAATCTCTTCGATATGGGAGCTGGTCTTTCAATCAAGACTAAGAGATTTAATTACAAATTCGGAGTCAATACCTTTTACTACCCGAAGATAAAATCAGGGATGGGTACTGACATCGAATTTCAAATAACGTATAACTTTTAAGTAATGGCAAAGACTATCTCAGAAACTAGAACTACATTAACTCGGGAGGAGCTATCAAACCTATCCCGAGTTTCTAGTGATGTTTTCTTTTTTAGCCTTTTTTGCTATGTGATACATCCAGTAAGAGGAAAGGTAAGATTCGATTTATACCCATTTCAGAAATCCGTTCTCTACAATTTCATTGCCCAACGATTCAATATCATTCTCAAATTCCGTCAGGCAGGAATTACAGAACTTATTTCAATGTACTGTCTTTGGTTGGCGATGTACCATCCCAACAAAAAGATAAACATTATCTCTATCAAAGACACAACTGCTAAGAAGGTGCTTAAGAAGATTAAGTTCATGTACAAGAATCTTCCATGGTACCTTCAAACTCCCATAATCAATGGTAGAGCTGGAGAATACGGTTCTGCTTCCATGATAGAATTTGATAATGGGTCATTTATTGAATCAATTCCGACATCATCCGAAGCCGGTCGTTCGGAATCCCTTTCTCTTCTGGTAATTGACGAGGCAGCAGTAGTAAGATGGGCTGCTCAAATTTGGGCTGCTGCATTCCCTACTCTTTCCACTGGTGGAGCTGCCATCGTCAATTCCACTCCCTATGGAGTTGGTAATTTCTATCACTCAACTTGGGTAGATGCCATTGCAGGAGGTAATCCTTTTAACCCAATTCGATTATACTGGCAAATGCACCCAGAACGAGATATCAATTGGTATAACCAAATGTCTTCTGCTTTGGGAGCAAAACGAACTGCACAAGAAATTGATGGTGACTTCTTATCATCTGGTAATACAGTCTTCGACTTAGCCGATATTAAAGCTATCGAAGACTGCCTTAGTGATTACCCAGTTATTAAGAAGAGATTTAATGGTCAATACCGACAATTCTGTGAACCCGAATCAGATAAAGAATATTTCATTGGTGCAGACGTTTCAACTGGTAGAGCTTCTGACTACTCTTCATTTACTTGTATGGATAAGCTAGGAGAAGAACAAGTAGTATATAAGGGAAGAATGGCAGTGGGAGCTTATGCTAAGTTACTTGGTGATACTGGGAAGTTGTTTAACTGGGCAGTAATAGCTCCAGAATCCAATGACGTTGGTTTATCAGTAACTTCTAAGCTTCAAGACGAAGGCTACCCTAACCTTTACTACTACCAGAAGATGCTGAAGAAAAAAGGTAAAAGTAGACCTGAAATGGATAAATCCCCTGGTTGGTTAACCACCCAAAAGAATCGTTCAGTGATAATAGAAAACTTGGAAGAAGATATTCGATTAGATCACGTAATCATTAAGGACCCATTCTTTGTACAAGAAGCTTATACCTTCATTTATGATGGTTTAGGTAGACCTGTTGCAATGGGTAAACATAGGGCTAACAATTCAGCTGTAGATGTAGACCTTGAAGGAGATGTATATGCCGATGATGATATCTTTGGAAAAGCAATATGTAATCACATAAGGAAAGGAAAAACTAACGTAATCGTACAACCAAGATGAAAAAGTACTTCAATTTTAGTTGGGGTTGGGGACGTAAGAAGGACCCTCCCAAGAATGGTACATCCTCTAATAAAGAGGAAAAGCCTGCCACATCAATTTCACCTGGTAGGGTTTCAGTTGACGATGATAGTGATAACTTAATTACATCATTACAAGGGTTGACTAAATTAGTTGAACCCTCTTTTCGTGTTGATGTGATACCTTTAATTCGGGATTTATATAAGGTAAATCCCGATATGGGCATTGCATTACAAGATATGTTTAAGTTAGCTAACACCAGTCATACAGTAACTTTCCCTAATAACACCGATGAAGAGGCTTCAAAGATGAGAGAACATCTTAAGAAAGCCACCAAGGGATGGACCAGATATACTGCTGGTATAGATGGTTTAGTTAATAAAATGATTGTTCAACTTCTTGTAAGTGGGGCAATATCCGTAGAAGGAGTACCCAATGATAAGCTTGATGGTTTGGCTACTGTATTATTCCTTAAGCCAGAACACATCAAGTTTAAACGTGAATTAAATGGGGTGTATGCTCCTTACCAAAAGAATATAAATTTCTTTGTTAAGCAACAAGATTACATTAAGCTTAACCCAGAAACCTACTTCTATGTTGGTATGTTCAATGATACCGATGAACCTTATGGAGTTCCTCCATTTATGCCTGCATTAGATTCTCTCAAAGGACAAAATGATATGAAGATTAACTTCAAACATATCATGGAGATTTGTGGTATGGTTGGTTTCTTAGAAGCTAAGATGCAGAAATCTCCACAAAGACCAAATGAGAGTATAAAAGCTTATGAATCCCGATTATACCATGAACTTAATATCCTTAAACGTAATGTTAAAGAGGGTATGAAGGATGGAGTAGTTGCTGGTTACATAGATGACCATGAATTCAAACTAAATTCTACTACTAAGGAGCTCGGTAATATCGAGAAGCCTTGGAATATGAACCAACAATCTGTAGCAAATGGGTTGGGAGTTAATGGCTCTATCATTGGGGTATCATCTACTACTGGTGAAGGTGCAACTGGTATAATGCTGTCTAAGATGATTAGCCAGTTAAAAAATATCCAAATGCTTGTAGCTTATGTATTGGACCGACTTTATTCTCTAGAACTGCGTCTGGCAGGATTTAATAATAAGGGAATGAAGATTGATTGGGGAACTTCTACAGTTTCTGATGAAGTTAAAATCCAACAAGGTCTTCAGTATAAGATACAGAACCTTGACTTATTGTATAAGGCTGGTATCATTAGTCAAGAGCAATATGCTTGGGCAATGGGTTATGATTCTCCTGATGAGAAAGAACCAAGAGTTTCACTTGAGGACCAATTTGCTAAGGGAGGTAATATAGACCCACAAGAAGGAACTAAGAAGAAACAAAGGCAAGATGATAAAAACCAATCTGCTCGTAGGTCAAGAGATAAGAATAACCCGGCTCCTTCTCGAGGAGACCAAAATACTAAAGCAAGATGAGTAAATTTACAAAGAAAAACAAAGAGCATCTTGATTCTATGGTGATAGGTCAAGGCCATACCATTATGGCTGGGTATATACCAGAAGCAGTGGGAGCCCAGACTTTCTCAGAGAATTACTATAAATGGAAGAATCCTACACCGGACTCCATTGCTCAATTTGGATTTTGGGGAGGGGATATAGATTATAATACCTATTACCCTAACCTGGATAAATCAGAATTAACTCCTAAAGATGAAGAGTTTATTGAACCTATGTTCAGATTACTTTCGGAAACGATTGTATCTAAGAATTGGAATCCTACAGACTTTGGTCAAAATGGAGTATTGAAAGCTTCTATGAAAATGTTACTTGGTCAAACAGTAAACTGTGACCATGAAACTAACATAGGTAATGCTATTGGTGCTGTATCTCAGGTAATGTGGCAAGAGTCTTACAAAGATGGAAGTTTCACTATACCTGCAGGTATCAACGGTATTCTGAAAATTGATGGTAAAGCCAATCCAAGGATTGCTAGAGGTATACTTATGGAACCACCCTCAATTCACAGTAACTCTGTCACAGTACAATTCAAGTGGGATAAATCACATCCTCAAATGGAGGATAACGAATTCTATCAGAAACTCGGTACTTATGACTCTAAGGGAGTTATGGTACGTAGAATTGTTACTGAAATTGTTCGTTACCTTGAGACCTCACTAGTTTCACATGGGGCTGATTCATTTGCCCAGAAAATTGGTTCGGATGGTAAAATCATTAACCCAACTTTTGCCAAAAGAACTTGGGCATCCTATGAAGAATATAGGGATGATAAATCGAAGCAATACTTCTTTACTGATTACAAATCGGATTTAACATCATATCAAGAAAAGGACGATACTCAGGGTTCTTTTAATGATAATGATGCCAAGGATAATCATTCAAATAAAAATAACATGAACGAAGAATTACTAAAATTTCTTGAAAGCCTTTTTGGGGATAACATGCTTACCCTGGAAGAAGGTAAAGAGATGAATCAGGAAAATGTAATTGCCTGCATTCAGACTTTGGTATCATCCAGAAACGAATTGCAAACTTCGGTAGATAATCTTACTACAGAGAAAACTTCTCTTACGGAACAGATTACCAACTTGAATGCCGAAGTAGCTAACTTGAAGGAAATGGCAACCGTAGGAAAGAATCACATTGCTTCTCTACGTGAAAATGCCGTAGAAACCTACAAGAAGTTGATGGGTGATAAGGTAGATGAGACAATCGTTACGATGCTCAATGCCGAGACTACTGGTATTACTACTCTTATTTCCTTGACCAAGGATTACCAAGCTCGCTTGGAAGAGAAGTTCCCTCTCACTTGCTCAAAATGTGGTTCTAAGGACGTCAACCGTGCTTCCTCAATTGCTGAGGATGATACCGAGGGTAAAACTGGAACCCAGGGTACTGATACCCAACGGAATTCAGAATCTCCGAGTACTAAGAATGTAATCGATAACTTGTATCGAAACAAAATCAAATAACTAATATAAATAATCCGCGTTATGGAAAAAACTAAAATCGTAAACGACCCTCAGCAACTTACTCTCTTTGGGGAAAGAACCCCGAGAGCGGTGATTTACAAAAGTGAGTCACACAAATTGCACCAGGCTTTCAATGTTAAAGCTGGAGAGAAAATCGTACAGGGTATGCCAGTGGCTTTGAATGAAGACGGTTTGATTTACCCTTGCACTGATACAGCTACTCAAGTTTATTTGGGTGTAGCAGTAACGGATAACGTTAACCCTGCTTATCAACCTCAAAGAAATTTCCCGGTAGAGGTAACAGTAGCTATGGAAGGTTACATGATTTGTAACTGGGTATCAAACGGAAATATCGAAGCTGGCTATGTAACTCCCGATGGAAAATTGCTTAACGATAGATTCGTAAAAGCTAACCAAGCTAACCAAGCAACTTCAACCCAGTTCATTGCCCTTAATCCAGCAGAAGAGGCAAATGAGGTAATTCAAGTACTCATCAAATAAGAGAAAAGAAGTTATGGAAAATAAAATAGATATTACAAAGTTGAAGGCTCAGGATTTTATGAATGAGCTGCCGGAAATGGTAAGAAGCTTGGAAGCTGTTCGTTCCGGTTCACAGGATAAGAAGCCTGTAGAAGTAACCTTTGAAGAATTGGTTACGGGTAAATGGGGAATTTCACAGGATGAACTCTTCGAAAAGGTGGGCATCAATCCAAAGGTTGATACCATGCAGAACATCTTTACTATGCCTCAGCAGAATATCCGTTGGATTGTTCCGGAGATTATCCGTGCTGCTATCACTCTTGGTATGCGTCAAGCACCGTTCTATCCGAACATCATCGCTTCAGACCAATCCATTAACGGATTGCAAGCAATTATGCCGATGGTTAATATGTCGGATGCTGCTCCTGCAAAGGTTAACGAAGCAGAAACTATTCCATTGGGTGATGTTAGCTTCGGACAAAAATCAGTTAGCCTCTTCAAAATCGGAAAGGGTTTCAAACTTACTGATGAAGTTCGTAACTATGTTTCACTCGATGTCTTGGGGATCTATCTTCGTGACTTCGGTGTTCAGTTGGGTTATGCTTTGGATACTTTGGCTATGGACGTGGCTATCAATGGTAACAACCCTGATGGCTCTGAGTCTGCCCCGGTAATCGGTGTATACGAAACAACTAACGGTATCACTTACAAAGACCTTCTGCATATTTGGGTACGTGCTGCTCGTATGGGACGTAACTTCCAAACTATGATTGGTGGTGAAGACCAGGCAATCGAAATGCTGAACTTGCCGGAATTTAAAGACCGTCACTCTGGTACTACCGAAGCTACACTGAATGTGAAGTCTCCGGTTCCCAAGAATGCTGACTTCTATATCCATCCGGGAACACCTGACCAACAGCTGTTGTTGATTGATACCTCTGCTGCCTTGATTAAGCTTACTGCTCGTCAGTTGATGCTTGAATCGGAAAGAATCGTTTCTAACCAGACTCAGGCAATCTATGCAAGCTTGACTACTGGCTTCTCTAAGATGTACCAGGATGCAACTCTATTGCTGGCTGCTGACAAGAAGTTCTCAGAATTCGGATTCCCCGAGTTCATGAACGTAGACCCATATTTGATGGTTAACCTCGAATAATAAGGGCAGTCCGGTTTCATCTATATAAATTCCCTGAGAGGGTGGGTAATTAAAAAGACTCATCCTCTCTTTATCACTTTTTAAATCTTAGAAAATATGGCTAAAGATAAATATACATTAACTGTGGGACCAAGAGCTTACAGTTTTCATGACCAATCAACTGGTATTACCATTTGTAGAGGAGAAGAAAAAGAACTCACTCGTCGTCAATTCCGTACACCGAAAATTCAGAAGGCTGTTGCTTCGGGTCATCTGATTATTATTGCCGATAAATCGGAAATCGAAAAGTATTCAGAGGCTGATATCGAAAAGTTGGACAAGAGGTTAAATGCCCAGTTTAAAAAGGGCATGACTTTGGAAAAGCTTTCAAAGGGATACTCTCTTGAAGAACTGAAGCTGGTAGCTGGTTTACATGAAATCGTTGCCGAGAAAGATGATACAGTAGAAACACTTCTCCAGGCTTTGCTGGAAGAATTTGAATCTTCTTCTAAAGGCTAATATATGAAAATTACATAAGACAGACTAATATGAAAAATAATCTGGACTTTTTGTACGTTACGTCAGGTCTGGAAGTTTCATTCAGAGTCATATCCAAAGTCCCGGCCAAATCTATTTTTGACTGGGACTTTGGCGATGATAAGGGAGAGGTTTTCAATGGTGGAAGACATGTTTCCTATTCTTATGAAGCTCCCGGTTTCTATACAGTAACCCTACATGTAACCAACTCTAATGGTTTAGATATCACCGTAGATAAGACTCTGGTAGTTTGTGATTATGGTCATACGGCATTAGCCGATACAATATATAACTTAATCGACCACTATATTCCTTCAGAGATATCAGAGGGAATGACCAGGGAAGATAAATCTATCTACATCACCAAATGGCAATATTATATTGGTCCTCTAGTAAATCACCAAATTCCTGCAGATAAGTATACTGATGAATTATGGTATGAAGCACTAGAAAACCAATTAATAATGGAATTGGCAGCATGGGACTTTCTCAATGTGAAGATACTTAATCTATTAACAAGTACTTCAGAATACCTAAGTCAATTAACTTCTACCAAAGAACAAACTGGTGATGGTACTTCTAAACCCGAACTTGCCCGAGGTGATAGGATAAAACAAATCACTACTGGGCCTACTGAAGTGCAATATTATGATACCTTGGCAGATGCTACAAGTTCCCTATGGAAAACACTTTCTCAAGCAATGCAACCAGGTGGATTAATAGATGAATTAAGGAAGAACCTTTGTATGTTAGCTTCACGATTGGAAATCTACTTACCATTCTGTGATGAAGTATTCAGAACCGTAGTCCCAAAAGTAGTTAACAGAAGGCAACCTGGAGTATTAGATGGGCCAAATCCAAGTGCTCCAGTGAAAGGTGGTAAGAAATCAATTCTAACTAAGTTATGACAAAAGAACCCTGGAGAATGGTAAAGAACCGCTCTTGGGATAGATACAAGAAAATTATCACTGACTTCTTAGATTGGGATGCTGGTAGGCAATCCATAACCTGGGCCAAACATGTTAATCAGCTTCTCAGTCATGCCGAAGACAGTATACCTAAATATTATAACATCCAAATCGAGGCATTATGTTACTACAATGCTTTCAGAAACTGGCCTATCAATAAGGCAACTATTTCAGGAGAATTGGATGATGAAAACTTATCAATACTAATTTCTAAATCTTATATAGAACAAATCGGTTATCTTACACCGGAAGGTTATTGGGATTTTAATTGGGAACAAGATAGGTTTGTAATTAATGGTATAACGTATAAGCCTTCTGGAGATACTCAGACTGCTCAGGCAAAGGACGAGGCTTTAGTTTTCATGATTATCCTAAAGAGAGACCGAGATACCAAAGTTGAATTTGTAGAATAAAAATAAAGTATATGGCAAAGATGTTAGTACTGAGGTGGACACCAATTACTACAAACAGTGGAATTTGGTTTGATAGTAATCTGGTTATCCTCAATGGTACCTCTGGAGTTCATATTGAAATGAAAGGTAATGGCAATGATGTAACGGCATTTCAATCGATGACCGGAAACAAATTTGTCACCTGCTTTCAAGATTACTTCGGGGATATCTGGGATAAAATAATACCTCATCCTGGTATAGGCCAGGTAATAAAGTTCCGTGTAAATAGGCTTCCTGATTATGCTTGCATACGGGGAGATATTGAGGACGGTGGAGATGTAGACCCCGAAAATCCAGATGTACCAATGAATGCCTTCTGTGGTTCAGAGGGAGAACCATTCAGGGATATCGATTCTGAATTCTTACTGGGTCGTCAACGTGCAGTAATTAATCCTTAAATTTTATAAAATATGTATGTAAGTAAGTATTATACCTGCGAAGAAATAGACCAGCGGTTATTACAGGGTTACTATGATGACTTTGTTAAAGCTGGCTTTGGAGGAACTATAAATGAGTTCTGGGCCTTCGTACTTTCTATCAAGAATAAGGTAGATAAGAAAGAAGGATACGACTTATCGAAAAATGATTTTACCGATGAGTTGAAGGCTAAACTTGATGGCATCGAAGAACATGCAAATTATATCACTAAAGTTTCTCAGCTTGAGAATGATTTGAAATATCAAACCGAGGAAGAAGTTAAACAGATGATTAGTGATTTGGTTGATGGTGCTGATGATGCCCTTGATACTCTTAAAGAGTTGGCAGAAGCATTGGGCAATGACCCCAACTTTGCAACTACTATCACTAATAAATTAACCGACCTTCGTACTGCTTTAACCGAAGAGGTTAATCGTGCTAAGGAAGCCGAAGCTGCTCTGGGTGCTGAAGTAGCTGCAGTTCAGGATAACCTAGAATATGGGTTAGACCAAATCAATAAGAAGATTGATACCGTTAAGGCAGACTTAAAAGCTGAAATCGACCGAGTTGAGAAGAAGGTAGATAAGAATGCTGAAGACATCAAAGACCTTGAAGATAAGGTAAATCAAGATAATGGTGAACTTGAGAAAGAACTCAAGGACCTTATTCAAAAGGAAAAAGATGAACGTATCGCTGCCGATAATGAGATTAAGGAAAGTGTAAATAACCTTAAGACTCTCCATATCAATGATAAGGCCGCACTCGAGGCAAAGATTGCTGAAGAAACTGCAAATCGTACCAATGCAGATACCGTACTGGATTCTAAGATTAATGAAGAAATCACTAATCGCCAGGCTGATACTTTAGCTCTTCAAGGTAAGATTGACCAAGAGAAGGTAGACCGTCATTCTGAGGACCAAGTTCTTCACAATGAAATCTCTAAAGAGGTAACAGATCGTACAAATGCAGACAATGCTCTTCAAGGTAAGATTGACCAGGAAGCTCAAGCACGTACTGCTGCAGACCAGATATTACAGAACAATATAGATTCAGAGGCTACTGCTCGTGCTGCTCAGGATTTAGTTCTCGAACACAAAATTGAGGATATAAAAGAGCAGGGTGTAGAAGACAAAGAACAATTGCTTAATGCTATTGCTGCCGAGGCTGCTGCTAGAGAAAAAGGTGATAAAGACCTTGATGCTAAGAAGGTAGATAAACGTGAAGGTTATTCTTTGACTAAGAACGACTTTACCGATATACTCAAAGCTAAATTGGATGGCATAGAAGAAAAGGCAAACTATATTACCCATCTCTCTCAGCTTATCAATGATGCCGGTTTCCAAACTGAAGAGGAAGTAAATGCGGCTATCCAAAAGATTATTGGTTCAGCACCTGAAGTACTTGATACTCTTAAGGAAATTGCTGATGCCCTTGGAAATGACCCCAACTTTGCAACTACTATCACTAGGAAGTTGGCTGCAATTACAGAACAGGTTAACCAAGAAATCGAAGACCGTATTGCAGGGGATGAGGCAAACAGTGCTGAAGTAGCTGCTGAAGTTCAAGCTCGTAAGGATGCAGATACTGCCCTTGAAACTAAACTGAAAGAATACGTAGACAATAAGTCTGCTACTGGAGATGCTGCACTCGGGGTTGTAAGGGATAACCTTAATAAGGAAATCCAAGACCGTAAAGATGCCGATGCAGTAATTCAGGCTAACTTGGATAAGGAGATTGCCGAAAGAAAGACTGCTGATGAAGCATATACTCAAAGTCTGGCTAATGTTAACCAGCGTATCTCAGACTTGGCTTTGAGTATGCAAGAGTCTATCAATACTTTGCGTAATGAGCTTACCGAGCAGGTAAATGCCAATACTACGGCAATCGCTACTAACCAACATAATATCGAAAGAAATTCAGAGGCAATCACAAATTTAACTAAGACTGTAGGGGATAACTACAAGGAAGTTAAGGATATGATTAACGAGGAAATCGTTGACCGTACCAATGCAGATAGTGCCTTGAGTTCTCGTATCGATACTCTCAATATTGACCTTAATACTGAGAGTGTAGAAAGAAAAGCTGCAGACCAAGTTCTTCAGGTAAATTTGGATAAAGAAGTAGCAGACCGTACTGCAGCCGATAAAGCCTTGAGTACTGAGTTTACGGCTAAATTGGATAATGCTAAGCAGGCTTTGGAATCTGAGGTAGCTAGCCTTAATACTAAGCTTGAACAAGAAAAGGAAAACCGTATTGCTGGTGATAATGCTTTGGGAGTTCGTATTGATTCTCTAGAGGCAGGTAATACCGATGCTATGAATGAATTAAAAGCAAAGGTAAATGCTAATACTACTGCTATTAATGCAGAGAAAGACCGAGCAATTGCCAAAGAGACTTCACTTGAGGCAAAGATTGATACCAACCTTCAGAACCATAAAGATGATATGGCGGGTATCAACCAAAATATACTTACCGAAAAGAATGACCGCTTAGCTGGTGATACCAAGTTGCAGAATAATATCGATAAGGAAGCTACAGAACGTGCTAACCAAGATACCCTTATTAATAATGCTATTGCTCAGGAAAAAGCAGATCGAATTGCTGCTGACCAGGCAATGGATGGAAAGAAGGTAGATAAGGTAGACGGTAAAGTACTTTCTTCAAATGACTTCACTGACTTGCTATATGCCAAGTTGGATGGCATCGAAGAACATGCAAATTACATCACTAAGGTATCTGAGTTATTAAACGATTCAGATTTCCAGAGTGCTGAACAAGTAGAGGCAGCTATCCAAAAGATTATTGGCTCTGCTCCAGAGGTACTTGATACTTTGGCCGAGATTGCTAAGGCTCTCGGTGATGACCCCAACTTTGCAGCAACTATGACTGCTAAGCTTACTGAGTTGGAGAATAAGCTTGAAGCTGAAAAGAATCTGCGTGAACAAGGAGATAATACTCTGCAACAGACTTTCACTAACTTAAGTAATACTCTTACTACTACGGTAAATGAGTTGAGAACTTTCATAACTGAAACTCGTACGGAGCTGTTAACTTCCTTGAATGCTACCAATGCTCTGGTAACTCAGAATGCTGCTAATATTCAACGTAATCTGGAATTGATTCAGGGTATTCAGGATAACATTAATGGTAACTATACTGCCATTACCGATTTGCTGAATAATGAAATCGCTGCTCGTAAGGCTGAGGATATTCGATTAGAAGCAAAGATTGACCAGAATACTTCTGACTTAAATACAGAGAGAGAGGAAAGAAAGGCCGCAGATAAAGTTCTCCAGGATAACATCGATGCAGAAGAAGCTGCCCGTATTGCTGCCGATACAGCTTTGGGTAAACGTATCGATAAAGAAATTCAGGACAGAATCGATGCTGATACTGCCTTAGATAATAAGTTCACTAACATTACCGATGACCATGAAGAAAGACTGGTAGCTGAAGAAGGTACTTCTGATGCTTTGCCTGATACCATGGTTACCGATGTTAGTGCTGTAACAAGAACCGGTACCCAACTTTCTTTCAAGGTAAAGACTTCAACCAAGGATAAGGCAAATAACCAATATGGTGAAGAAGTAGAAGCTACCAAGAATTTACTCCCGGTAACTCAAACTCTTGCCGGAGTTATGTCTGCTGCAGACAAGGTTAAGTTAGATGGGTTAGACCCAAATTCTTTAACTGATCTCTCTGCAGCTTCTGATGCTAATAAGGTAACAGTAACCGTAACTAAGGATAACGGTTTGAATGCTGATACTACCGAAACTTTCGATTTGCCTCAGGTATCGGCTACTAAGGCTGGTACGATGACTGCGAAAGATAAGGTAGAATTGGATAGAATCTCTACTGCTAACTTTGCCCTTGGTGCAGTAACACCTAATGAAACCACAGTAGGTATAGCTGCAACTAAGACCGTAGTTGAAGATGGTACAGTAGAACAGAATCCTATTACATTGCCTGCCTCTACTGCAGAAAAGGCCGGTGTACAAACTGCAGCAGATAAGAAGCTGTTTGATTCTATACCAGATAATATTATTATCTTATCTGGTGATAAACCAGTTGAGGTAGGTCAACAAAGCAGTCATGTTACTTTAACTCATAATTTCTCTTCTAAAAAAGAAGAGGGTATTTATACTCATGAGCCTGAAGATTATAAGACTACTCATATCCCATCAGCTACTAAAGAAAAAGCCGGTGTAATGACCGCCCAAGATAAAGTTAATCTGGATGAGACATTACCCAATGCTATTGCTCAAGAGGTTCAGGACCGTAAAGATGCTATCGAAGCTTTGGACGGTAAATCAGAAGCCGCTCTTGCTCAAGAAGTAGCTGATAGAAAAGCTGCAGATACTGCTTTAGATACCAAGTTTACTAAAGCTGTAAACGATGAAGCAACTGCTCGTACTTCTGCTGATACTGCATTGGGTGCAAGGATTGATAAAGAGATTGCTGATAGAACTGCGGCAGACACTGCCCTTGATAATAAACTGCAGAATAACATTAACACTCTAGAAGCTAAGCATGATGCCTTTGTAGCAACTAAGGGTAAGGCTGATGGCTTTGCTCCATTGGATGGGAATGGGTTAGTACCTGCTAACCATTTGCCTTCATATGTAGATGATGTACTTGAAGTATATGCTACCTATGATGTAAGCCCCACTGGAGGTCTTACTAATGTTCAATTGTATACGGATGCAGGTCACCAAACTCCCGTAGTTGGAGAATCTGGTAAGATTTATATAAATGTTGCCGATGGTGAACCTCCATACCAATTCCGTTGGTCAGGTACTAAATTCGTAGACAGTAATACTTCGTCTCTTATCATTGGGGAAATCGCAGGTACTGCTTTCGAAGGTAGTAGAGGTAAGCATCTTGAGGATGTGGTATCTAGCATGCCTAAAAATTTAATTAGTAAGGTTTCAATAGCTAACAAAAATAAGCGTAATGTTATTATCTTATGTAACTATTCTGCTACGGATGGTCAAGGGCATTACATTGATAAACCCGATGGGATGGTAATCCCTCTAACCCCAGCCACTACTCAAGAAGCTGGTCTGATGGATGCCGATAGTGTAATAAAGCTTAATCAAACCTTACCAGATGCTATTGAAGCTGAACAAGAGGCCCGTATTGCAAAAGATAATGAACATACAAGAAGACTTGACAACGTACCAAACTCTATTATTAGTACTATAAAGCCTATAGATTACAGGGCTGAAGAGATTAGATTCCAGTATCGAGAAGTATCAAAAGGTTCTTCGGAGAAAGATTATAACAAGGGAACTGATGTCTATCTACCAATAAGTGCGGCAACCAAAACCACTGCTGGTATAATGACTGCAGCAGATAAGACTAACTTGGATAATACCGTACAGGGGCTGGCAAATGAAATTACCAACAGAACCAATGCCATCAATTCTCTTAGAACAGAATTGAAGACTTATATCGATGAAGCAGTAGGTAATACTGGTTCAGATGTAACTGCATTGGAAACCAAGGTAAATCAACATATTGCCAATAATAGTAATCCCCATGCAGTAACTAAGACTCAGGTAGGTTTGGGTAATGCCGATAATACTTCTGATGCTAACAAACCAGTATCTACTGCTCAAGCTACTGCTATTGCTGATGCTAAGGCTGCAGGTACTGCTGCTCAGACTTCTATCAATAGCCATGCTGGTAGAAGAGATAATCCTCACATAGTAACTAGAGCTCAATTGAGTTTGGCAACTACCGACCAGGTAGTATTTGCTAAGACTACTGCTCCTTCCGGTTTCTTCAAAGAGTCTTCAGATGTTCGACTCAAATCTAATATTAAGGATTTGAATCATACTCTGGAACAGATTTGCCAGATACCAACTAAGTCATTCGAAATGCTTGGTAAAGAGGACGAGGGAACTATTGCTCAGAATCTTGAGGGATTGGGATTTGGTAAATATGTAGAGGAAGTTCCAGTAGAGAAATCTACAGTACCTAATCCAGAGGAATTCGAAACTTTGGAAATCAATGGGGAAGAGTATGTACTCGTAAAACAAGTTAAATATCACAAGATGTCAACTTTGGCAATCGAGGGTGTTAAACTTCTTTACGATGAGATTAAGGCTTTGAAGGCTGAGATTCAAGAACTTAAAAATAAATAATCATGGGAGAGATAGCAACCTGGAGTGCTGTCAAAACTAAAGTAGGCCTTGGTAAGACAGGAAATGACTGCCCTACCAAGGCTGAATTGTTAGCACTCTCCTCGACAGGAACAGGGGAGAATTATGTGGGGTTGGAACTATCCAATGCCAGTTCCTATGGAAATAATGAATGTGTCAAACTCGAAGATATTCATAAGGTAACCTATAGGTATACATTTACAGCTATAAATACTTCCTTTACTTTTCCTGCTATAGGTGGAGAATCAACCCCTGCTAGAATAGGTTTAACTTCAACTAAACAAAAGTATTGGGATGGGGTAGCTCAAGGCTCTTCGGTAACAGTGGGTCATACCGGAACAACTTTACCAGATTGGTTAAAGGGGTCTACTGATACTATGGGGTTTATTGCTACCGAAAATTTAGCTCTATCTTCAAGAACTCATACTAGAACCTATACTCAGGACGAAACCGGTAAAACGATCTCGGTTACTTTCACTCAAGCTGCAGCTTCTCAATTTTGGAGTTATGGGTTTAGTGTAAATCCAACTTCTATGTCATTTGGGGCTACAGGAGGTACTAAAACCTTTACGGTAACTTCATACAAGCAAGAATTAAGAAATGGCCATAATTATGGTAACCAAATTTCTTTAACTTATACTAGAGCTAATGGAGGAAGTATATCCGGTACCGGTACTTCTGTAACTATGGGTAATAATACTTCTACCAGTACACGAAGTGGTACGGTAACCTTAACCCAAGCTGAAACAGGGAAGAAGTTAACCCTATCTTGTTCTCAGTCGGCAGGTTATAGGACTTACAGTGAGATTACAGCAAGTGGAGGAAGTGTATCCGATATACCTGCAAGTGGAGGAAGTAGAAGTTCATTCTCAAGTATGCCATCATATTCTCAGACTTGGGGATGGAATGGTTCTACAACTGGAGGAGGCACAATTACAAGCGGTGCTAGCATTAGTTATGGTACTGCAGTTAGTGCAGGTTCTTTGGGTACTACCGTTAAATCTAGAACCCGAGTAGGAGCCCTTACTGGTACCTTATCACTAAATGGTAAAACCAAATCTGTAAGTGTACCAGTATACCAGGCAGCAAATGAAATTACTGGATACGATTATGGCCCTTGGAGTGTAAGCTTAACTGCAAGTTCTTATACTATCGGTAATACTGGAGGTAGTGTAACTTTGTACCCCAGTGCAAGTAGACTAAGATATGCGAATTATACTTCTGGTTCAAATGTTCTCGATGGCTCCGATAGGGCTACTCCGAGTTTAAGTACCAATGGTACCTCAGGATTTAGCTTATCAGGTACTACTCTTAGTGCTTCTGCGAATACCAGTACAAGTAGTAGGTCTATCAGAGTTACTGCTTCTTATGGAGGGGCTTCTGATTATGTGGATATCACTCAGGGTGCTGCAAGTGTATCTTATAATTATTATTTGGCTTTTACTTCCCCTACGGGTTCTAGAACTACTTCCAGAACTGGATTATCAGCTTTGGGAGGTAATAATTTTACAGTTGATGTAGCTTATTCTTTTAAGACTAAGGTAATAAACGGTTCTGAAATAAGTACAAGATACCCATTAGCTTTAACTGTAACCTCAAAACCAAGTTGGGTTACAAATGTAGCAATCACAACGTTATCAAGTGATAATGGAAACTATGGGTTAACTTTAACCTTAACAGAGAATACCGTAGAATCAACAAGGTCAGGTACCATTAAATTAAGGCAAGCAGAAAATGATGATGATGGTTGGGAGCTTACAGTCAATATAACTCAGAATGCTGCTACAATTACTTATGAATACGTATTTAATTTGGGGTAATAAAAATACAACACTATTCTGTATTTAATGTATAATTAACCTAAGTATTAATCTTTAAAACCTTACAATTAGGGGAGTAGAAGTAAAAGGTGCCGGCGATGGCGTTGTAATCGCGGACAGAGGCTGTAACGATGATTGTTGCTGTGGTAATCGTAATTCTGGCTGGGGCTCCGGTTGGGGAGCCGTGGGTGGTGCATTGGTAGGTGGTGGTTTTGGTGCTGCTGCAGTTTCTGTATGGGACAAAATCAATGATACTAAAGCTGACATTCAGAAGGTAGAGTCTACCGTTCAGGAAGCAAAAGCAGGTATCTATAAAGATATCTCTGATGCTGCCAGAGGAGTAACTCAAGAAATCAGTGGAGTTGCAAAAGATGTTGCTGGTGTTGGTAGAGAAATTCTTAACAATCGTTTCACAACCGAAAGAGGTCTTTGTGATCTGGGTTACAAAACGAATTCGGATATCCGGGATTCTCGTGACCAAATGGGAGCAGGCTTCAATCGTGTTATGGACCGTCTCTGCCACATGGAACATGAACAACAGAATTGCTGCTGCGAAACTAAAGGTTTGATTAAAGAAGTAAAATCAGACTTGGCTCTTCAGCTGGAACGTTGCTGCTGTGACCTCAAGAATGGACAACAGGAAATCAAATGTCTCATTGAGAACACTGCAAAGGACCAGGAGATTGCCCGTCTGAATCGAGTGGTAGATGCCCAGAGAGACCAGAACATTATCAATCAAGTTGTGGCTGCCTTAAAAGGTACAACTACACCGGCTCGGTAATTTTTAATTTGCCGGGATGACTAAAAAGGAGTGCATCTATTTTAGGTGTACTCCTTTTTTCGTTTTAACTCATTAAACTAAGGAATTATGGAACAAGAACAACTCACCGAATTCAAGATACAATTAGCTCTACCTGCTCCCAATATAGAGATTGCACAAGAAGTAGCAAACAAAGCTCAGGTACTCATAAATCAATTTGGATACTATCAATTCTTAAACCTGGTAGACTTCATGCAAAGGAATCCAGGTGCAGTTTCATTTGGTTTAAACTTAATAAATAAAAGATGATTATGGACGAAAGAACATTGATTTTCCAAAAGGTACAGAAAGGTGAAGTGATTTTCACATTAGAAAAAGACAGACGGTCTGGTTATCCTATTTTTGATACAGCAAGAATCGTAAAGGTAGGAGAAAGTAAACCAATGGCCTCTGGTGCTAAAGACGGCTTTGTTAACAGTGTCGAATTGGTAATCCAAGATTCGGTATCACAACTCACCGTATACTTGCCATCACAATCTGATGAAGGTATTTATAATGGTGTATATTATACTACCGATGTAGTGAATATAATTAATGAGGTTACTATGCAGAAACATAATGCCTTGAATATACTTAACAATCGACCAAAGTTTGAGGCAATTGTTTCTGAATGCGATAACATTCTCAATTCAATTAACCAATCACCTTCTGCTCCAAGTAAACCTGCTCCAGGGTTTGAGGAGTTCCGTCAATACATGGACCAACGAATCTCCACTCAAGAGACTCTGTTACAGAGAATTGCTCAGGAGCTGGGATTGGATAAACCTAAACAACAGTAAGAATTATGCCAAGTAAGTCGGTTAATATTACACTATCGACTCCAGTTGGCTCTCTAGAAATATACGTAGACAAACGAGAACAAGCTCGTGCAGAAAGGTTGATTGCCAAAACTCCAAGTATCTTAACTAAGGGTTATGCGAAAGGTACAGAAAAGTTTGGTAATCAACTTCTTCGTATAGTAAGACGAAGTTTGAATACTGGTGTACCTCCAAGGGGTTCCGGAGTATCTTGGCCACCACATGCTCCTGGTACCATAAAGAAATATGGAGACCATACCATGCTAAATCTTACTGGACAATATGCCAGGTCAGTTACCTTAGTAAAAGGTAAGAAAAGAACTTTCGTTGGTTTACCAATTGGAATCAAGAAGATTACCTATACTGGTAAGACTTCAAGAAAGACTTTGAATCAGATAGCTATCATGTTAGAGTATGGTAGTAGAGATGGTAATTTACCACCTCGTCCTCTCTGGGCTCCTGCATTTAAGGCTGCTGGTGGAAAAGCAGCTTTACAAAAGGAGATACGTAATGCGGTTAGAAATGAATTAAGGAAAGTAAAATAATATGTCGGATTTCGAAATATCTTCTTTATCAGGGACTGGTCCTGCTACTATTAGAGTGAAGCCTAAAGCAGCTAATGAATCAGAATCTAATAAAGAACAAGTAATAAAAGTGATAGTTCAGGGAGTAGAAAGGGAAGTTACTTTTATACAAAAGGGAAAACCCCAAGTAGTAGAAACTTGGAAGCCCTTCCTTACTATTTCACCTGACAGTGATAGTTATACTTTTGATGGTACCAAAAGGCTTGAGATTTGGGAAATATTAGTTTATAGTTATGAACAAAAATATATTGGTGGTGAACCTCAAGAAGAATATAGAGCCTTAGATTGGACTGTTGAAAATTCCTTGGATTGGTTAAATATAACCAAAGAGATTGGGGAAGGTAATAATGCTGGAAAATTAACAGTTAAGACGCTCTCTTATAACAACGAGTATGAGGCAAGCACTTATAATCCAAAGGAAAGAAGCGGTGTTATACGAATAGTATCTCAGGCTGGTACGAAAGATATAACTATAAAACAATCTCCTGGTAAAAGAACTACTGAGTATGGTTTTGAACCAACTCCTAATATACCATTTCCAAATATTGGGCAAGGTAGTAATACTGCTTCTATTAGGGGTGTAAAGGGATACCAATACTACCATATCAATGGTTATGAAGTGGCTAAGTTTATAAAACAGTTTAAGATAACAGACATTAGTAAAACCATAGAGGGTACTATTCCTTCTCCAGGGACGGACCCTATACCATTTAAAGTATGGCTTACCGATTACCCCTCTAATATAAGTACTACTTGGGTTAGTGAATTAAATTGTACTGGCCATCTTGAAACCCGTATATCAGGGCTTGGTGGTGTGGTTGTAGTATATAATGGAGTTATAAATGATACTGGCTACCCTGAAGTTCAACTAACAATTAGATTAGGAAATTAATGGTAAATTCAGAAGAGATAGTAGAGAGAACTTTTTATATCTCTTTACTAAGTACAATGTTAGAAATGGGTCTAACTTTGAATCCAGAAGACTTCTTACCTTTGTCTCAAGAAAACGAAAAAAGATTTCAAGAGGCAATTAAGAATATGAAGAAGTTTATACCTCTATTTGGTATCGGGAATAATCAAGTGAAAGGCCCTAAAACTCTCCCAAGAATAACCCTAGAATTACAGGGTTATTATGCTGGGGATATTGGTGTGAACAAATACATTATTGGTGATAGACTTGAAGACGGTAATTACCAAGCTTCAGAGTTTCCTTATGAAACCAAAGATATTACCATAGATGTACATCTAGTTTCTCAAACTCAAGCAGATATGAGATTACTACATACAATCTTATATACTAGCTTACCTGCTAGAGGATACGTAAGACCTTATTTCAATGACTTAGAGGAATGGGACAAGGGCAGGCTTGCACCTACCGGAAACCTATTCATTGAAATTGGTAATTACTATGACCACCCTGATGTAGAACATGGAATACTTGAAAAGGTATATACTTACATATGTAAAGAGGGTATTCTTCCAGAAAAACCCCTGGAAGAGGGGACACTTACACCCATTAAGGATATATCAGTTCTCATCGGGTTGTTAGAACAAAATGAAAATGAAATGTTAGAGTTAAAAGTACCTAAGGTATAGGTACAATACTCTAGGGTATAAATTAAACGAGTAATTAACTTTAATCACAATAGAATTATGCCAACTTCACCTCATGTTGATTTTAAGTTTAAGAACAACAATGTTCTTCAAACTACTCCTATGTTAGGAGTTTCTTGTGTATTGGCTAGAACTACTAAGGGCCCTTATGATGACCCATCAGAAATCATCTCTACATTCTCTCAGTTCCAAAGAATCTATGGTTCTGAAATTGTACCCGATGGTTCTGTATCAAATATCGAAAAGGCTTTGCAAGGTGGTTCTAAGCTTCGTGTTATTCGAGTGCTTGGTAAGGGAGCTACTCAAGGTACAGTAGCTGCAACTGCAGGTAAAGCTAAAACAGTTGCTAAATCCGAAGAGGAAGGTATAGTACCTGCTTCTGCTACTCCAGACCCTGCTACTCCTGCAGCATTGATAACCATTGCTTCTGGGGGAACTACTTATAGTTTGGGATTGGTAACCAAAGGTTATGGAGACCCCATCGGTAGTACTGATACCTTCCAGGTAGGTTTCTATAAACAATCCAATACCTTGTATTATAGAATCTATTCAGGCAATGGCCAGGTACTTGAACAAGGTCCGGTAGTAACTTATAAAACTGCCGATGATAACAATAATACTTCGGTAGATTACCTTGCTCTTAGTGCCTTTGCTAAGAACTCAGAGTATATCAAACCGGTAGTAGTTGCTGGTTCATCCTTTGAGAACTTAATAAAATGGCTTACCGATAGTGTAGATGGTACAAAAAATGCCGTTACTGTAACAGTTGGTGGAGCAGCTCCTTCCGATACCGAGAAACTATTTACCGGTACCGTAGGTAGTGCTGGTTCTAACCCTACTGCTGATGAATGGATCGCTTCATTGGATTTAGTAAGGGACTACACTGACTTTTACCAATTATTCATTTCCCATATCTCTCAACACCTTACTACTGATGCTGACGTACTCAAGGTATATAAGGCTGCTGCAGATATGGCAAAAGAATTAATGGAATGGGTACTGTATATAGAAGTCCCAAAATACTTAACCCATTACACTCAGGGTACTCAACCAAGAGACTATAAAGCTCAGGTTACTTGGGTACAGGCTTGTCTGGGTACCGTGGGTAATTCTAAGTACATTGCTTATTTTGGTGGTGGCCTTAAGTACTACAACGAAAACGGTAACCTTCAGGATTCCGATGTAGTGGGTACCATTGCAGGTTTGGGAGATGCTTCTGCTACTCAATACGGTCCTTGGAAATCCTTTGCTGGTATGAACCGGGGAGTTATTGGAGATGCCGTTGGACCAGTATGCCCAAATTATGGTTCTCCTTCTCGATATAATGAACTGAACACACTTGCTCAGAATTATATCAATGAGATGGTAATCAAAGATACTCCCGATGCAGGTAAACAAACTATGCTATGGCATTGTTTCTCTTCTCAGGTAAAACAGGATTCAGAAAGATTCCTTTCAATCGTAAGATTGAATTTGTATTTGAAGAAGTTCCTTCGTCCCGTACTTAACAAATACCTGGAAGAGCCCAATGTTTGGAGTACTTGGAAAAGAATTTGGTTGGAAGTTAAACCTACGTTAGATTCTTTGGTAGACGAAGATGCCATGACAGAATATACTTGGATGGGTGACCAGGATGCAACTTCTTGGGATGATCTTTCCGTAAATAACGAATCAGATGCCCGTCAAGGTAAGTACCGTGCTATCCTTAAGTATAAGGATGTAGTTCCTATGCAAGAGGTAACTATGGAGATTGTAATTGATGCAGCTTCTAAGGCTGTATCAGTTGTAGAAACAAGTAATAACCTATAAACATATAACGATGGGAGCAAAAGTAAAAAATCCACGGAAGAAATTCTTGTGGAGTATCATGTTCCCCAAACACCCTATCAATACTTATCTATTCCAAAGTTGTACTTTGCCTGATATTGAGATTGACCAGGTGGCTCATGGGGATGTCAATAGAGACGTTAAAACTGCAGGTAGGGTTACTATAGGTAATCTTATTGTAGAGAAACTTATGACTACTGCAGGTTCAGATACCTGGCTTCATGACTGGCTCTATTCTTGCCAAGACCATATAGTTGGTGGTGGCTTAGTACCAAGCCAATATTGGGAAACGGCTATTGTAAACGAACTTGCCGAAGATGGAGTTTCGGTTCTTAATACCCACGTCTTCGAAGAGGTATGGCCATGTAAGATTACCGGCTTAGACTTGGACAGAATGGCTTCAGAGAATACCATAGAGTCCATAGAGTTCTCGGTGGGTACTGCAGACAAATACTAATTCCTTAGTCTATTTTCACTAAGATTCGGTGGAGGGGTGGGATTCCTGTGATAGGAGCTCACCCCTTTCTTGTTGTTATACGGAGTACTATGAACATTTGTAAACATTAAATATATCAAAGTTATGGAATTTAGAACATTTAGATTTACCGGACCCTCTGGTTTCGAATATGAAATTAGAGAACAGAATGGAGCTGATGAAGACATTCTCAGTAACCTTTCAGACATGAAAACTTTAATGAACCTTACCAAGTTCATTGCAGCAATCGTAATTAGAACTAATGCCACTCCTAACGGTAAGCTAACCGTTGATGATGCTCTCAATCTACCAGTCAATGACCGCTATGCAATTATTTTCAATTCTCGTATATTCTCATTGGGAGAGGAAGTAGAATTTGAATATGACTGGGGTAAAGAGAACGGTGGTAAAGTTACTTATGGCCAAGACCTTCATGAGTTCCTTTTCGATTATTCAGAAGTACCCACTGATAATAGGGTATTTGATGAAAAACCAGATGCCATCCCTTATTATCCAAAGGGTATTCAATTAACCGGTCATGAATATCTTCTTTCATCGGGCAAGAAAATCAAATTTGATTGTATGACTGGTAAGGGAGAACAGGAGTTCATGAAGTTACCCTTGGATAAACAAACTAAGAATGCCCCCTTACTTTGTCGGAATCTTTACTTAGAAGTAGACGGTAATTGGGAGAAGGTAGAAAACTTTACTCCATTTACAGCAAAAGATATGGCTGAGATGAGAAAGTATATAATCTCTATTGACCCTATCTTTAAGGGTGAGTCCCATATTACTAATCCCTTAACTGGAGAAGAAAGAACTTATCCTATAGTTTGGGCACCAAATTTTTTCTACCTGACGGAAGAGTAATGTTAGAGAGTGATTTTGTTTATATCACCAGAGCCGAGATAGCCTTAGACTATTTCGGCTTTTTACGTCTTCCGTACCGAATAAGGAAAATATTCAAGGAAATGGCCGAGCAATATTATAAACAATTAAAGAAAAGAAAGTAAATTATGAATACCAGTAGGAGTATAGTAGAGGTCGGTGTTGCCATGGTTTTAAAAGACCGATTCTCTCAAGAGGCTGGCAAGATATCTGGGTCATTCAGAACAATGATGAACGATATGAATACCTGGAATAGAGGTATACAGATGTCAGCTTCCAATACAATGGACTTCGGAATGCAGCTCGTAGGGGGAATGGCAAGGGCCTATAAATACTCTGCGGGTGTTCAGAATGAAGTTTGGACTGCTTCGAAAATTGCTGGTGCTACCATTGCAGAACAAAGGGAGATGTTACAATTGGCAAAGGATGTCAATGAGATAACTCCTCTTACGGCTTCGGATGTTGCATCAGGACAAAGATACCTGGCTATGGCGGGTAATAAATTCGATGCTATTAAGGAAATGATTGGGCCAGCATCTAAGCTGGCTTCAATCTTTACAATGCCAGTGGGACAGAAAGGTGGTGTAGCTGACTTGATAACTAATATCATGTCAATGTACCAAATCCCAATTGGGGGAGCCGCTAGAGTAACCGATGACCTATATACTGCAGTTACTAATGCAAATATATCTTTGACAGACTTAGCCCAGTCCATATCTTATGCAGGAGCAGATATGGCAACTGCTGGAGTAGACCTTCGGCAAACGGCTGCTGCCATCGGTGTATTGGGAGATATGGGTATACAAGGTTCTATGGCAGGTACCTCTCTGGCTAATATGATTCGTTACTTACAACTCTCTCTTGTTAATCAAAAAAAGAAAGGCTATAACGCTTTAGCAGACCTGGGCTTAAGTCCAGATGAATTCTTCGATGCTCAAGGTAACCTTATAGACCTTTACACTATCTATCAGAAGTTTGCTAAGGCCGCAGTAGATTTACCTTCACGGATAGAAACACCAACCTTCTTCAATATCTTTGGTGTTCGTGGTAATCGTGGTATGCTTCCAGTACTTCGAGATATTGCTTCTGGTAGAGATAAGATGGGTAAGATACTTGCTACCTATGATCAAAACATAGGGGCAGTAAATAGACTTAATGAAGAACGTCTTAAAACTGATGCAGGTGTAATTGACCAATTCGAATCAAGTATAGAGAACTTAACAGTTACCGCAGGTGCAGCTTTGGGTAGAATCTTTACCCCAGTACTAAATGTGGGTAACTCTATAATCAAAGTAATTAATTCTATCTCAGAAACTTGGGTTGGAGGTTTTGGTCTTAGGGTAGGAGCTACTGCAGTAGTAGTAGGTACTATTGTTGCAGGGTTTAATACTGTAAGAGGTATTATTAGGTCTGTTGGGTATTTACAAACTATTGCTACTGCTTCTACTGAAGGTATGTCTGCTGCAGCAATAAAAACTAATACTCAGTTTGCCATTATGGAAGCACACATGGTAAGAATGGTTAACCTTATGAGAACCATGGTTCAACTCCAAAGGATGTCAAGCGGTATCGGTATGAATTCTGCTGGTAGATTTTATAACACTAAAACCGGAAGATATGTTAAGACACCAAATCCTGGAGTACCATTAGCAACTTCCATGGCCGGTAATTTAGCTGGTGGGGCTTTAGCTGGAGCAGGTGCCCAAGTTGGTAGTCAAGTGGCTAGGCAAGGTGCTATAAAAGGTTTAACATCTATAGGTGGTAGACTTATGGGATTACTCGGTGGACCCTGGGGATTAGCAATTACTGTAGGTCTTCCTTTATTAATTGAGGGTATTAGTTACCTTAGTAATTCAGTAGATAGGAATACTGAAGCTCAGAATAAAGAGAAAGAAGACCCAACTACCATTAGAGCCCAGAATGAAGAGAGATTTATTAATGCTGTTAGGTTAGCTATTAAAGAAGGTATGAGAGATTCTCGTATCAATATCTCAGTAGATGGTCAAGCAGTTGGAGATTATGCTCCAGGTTCTCAACAAGATTTTACTGGAGCTGCATTTGTAATGGGAATATAAAACTAAAACACTATGGCTAGAGTATTAAATAAAGCAGCAGGTAAGGTTGTTGAAAAGTACAATGACCTTACAAGAGATACAGCAGGTGTTCTTACGGGTCCATTAAATAAACTATGGAGAGCTCGGATATTACTCAATCGAACTCTTTCTATTCTTCCCAAAGATGATGCTCAAAAGGGTAAACTCTATACTCCCAATGGAGTAATCGGAGAAGCTCAAATATCGTCTAAGAACCCTATTCTAAATAAACAACTCCAGGCTAAATGGAGAATGGAATTACAATTCCCGAGATTAGAGGAGAGTGAGGGAGTAGACCCAGCAAAGGGGAATAAGAATACTACTAATTACAGAAACTTCGAGGCTAAAGCAGATGTTATATATCAGAATGAGGTAAGGATATATAATATGACTGTTAACCCCACTCAATCTATTACCCTACAGAATAGACCTCCAGAAATAGACTTTAGAGGAGAAACCACATGGGCCACCATTAAATCAATGGGTCGCAATGTACCAATGTATCACTTTACTGGAGCTGAAGACATTATTCAATTCAATGTGTCTTGGTACTGTAATGACCCAGAAAATCCAGAAGAGGTAATCAATAAATGTAGGTTATTAGAGGCATGGTCTAAATCTAATGGCTACCAGGCTGCTCCCCCGATTGTTAAGATTGAGTGGGGGGATTCTGGTATATTCGATAACCACAATTATATCCTTACCTCAGCAACTTATACTCTGAAGAACTTTCAGAACGGTTATCGAATAAGGATACCCGGAAAGCCAGCTACTTTTGGTAATGGTAGGTTATTGCCTGCAGCAGCAACTCAAGAATTGATTTTCAAGAGAGTAAGTGCATATAACTTATCCTATGGAGATTTTATAAATTCCGATTCACTTAAAAAGACAGGAGGTATTAAATATGATTGATGTTAACCAATACCTAAAGGGAGCTAGCCCATACAATAATGCCTATGCTCTGAAGTATAACGATGGGGATTATTCCTTAGAAGCTAAACCTCCAGTAGTACCGGAATCCCCTAACGATATTCAACATACCGTTAAAGATGGGGAAACTCTGCAAAACATTGCTTTCAGGTATTATGGTGATTCTGGTAAGTGGTACATTATAGCTGAAGCTAATAAGATACTGAATCCTTTTAAGGAATTAGAAATGGGAACCCTAATAAGAATACCGACTTATGGCAGCTAAACAGAAACCTATATTGTATAAGGGAATGGGCCAACCATATTTGGCCCTTTTCAATTTTGGAGGTATGCCTATAATGAATCCTATTACAGGTATACCCCTTGGAGCGTATATAAGTACCTGGAGTTATAGATACGATGAAGAGAAAGAAAACTTGGCTACTATTACTTTCGATACGGGTAATCCCGATACTGTAGACATTGCTGAGATTCAAGAGAACCAAAATATTTGTCTTCAATGGGGATATATATACCCTGATGGCCAATTTATATCTGGGCCCATAAAAATAATTAAGGTAAGGGAATTCGAAGCCGTATTTGATTCTACAGGTACTCATGTAACTATTAAGTGCATTGATTCTTCGGGAGATTTAAGATATCAACCTGCTTATGTCCATTCGGATATGGAAGGCTATAAATTATCTACCTATTTAGACAATGGCTGTGGGAATGCTACTGGTGTAATCATAGAAATATTTCAGTAATGGAACAACAGATAATAAGTAATAAAGTATACGAGTCACTACAGGTACCCACAGAGAATACCCGTACTACTACTGGTAAAGTACTCTATGCTAACAAATACAGTGGAGTAGCAGAAGTAGCTATGCCAGAAGATTTAAAAGCTTTAATTGATAGTGACTTTGGATTGGTGGGCAAGAACGTCTTAGTTCAATTAGAACAGAAGATGAAAGGGTACACTAATGGGCCTTGGTATGTAGATTCAAGGGATGGTGTTATCTATATACATAATCGGAAATTCCATGAAGAACCGGTATGTACTTATACATATCAAGGAGAGAATGGGGAAGTACTTAGAGTATCTTTTGCTACTCAGAAAATAACTAAAAGGGTTAAAGCAGTATTAGCCCCATCTCTAGACCCAGATAGTAAAGATTTATCTGTATTATCAACTAATATAAACGAGCCAGAGGATAAGCCTCCATTAGCTTTAAGACCTCCTGTGGCTCAGGTAGATAACCTTATGGTGTCTAATATTACTGGCAATAGGTTTGAAGATTATAGAAGTCATCCTACTACACCAATCGAGGTAATGGATGCTTGGGACACTCAGCTTCAGTATAACATGGAAAAAACTGCAGAATATAAAAAGAGAGTAGAAGAATATGAAGCAGTGGGTCCAGTAGGTGCTTATGAAGCAGGTAAGCAAAGGAGATTTGATGAAATGTCTACCGAAGAAGTACGAGCTACCATTAATCAAGCAGCCAACGAGTTACCTGATGATAAGAAGAATGCCCTTAAGCAAGTACTAAAAAATTCTAAAAATGGTAAAGAGTTAGAAGCTAATCTTAAGAAGCTATTAGAATGCGAAATGTATCTTTTCGAAGATGAAGATGGTATGGAATTTATGGTAGAAGAGTATGTAGACCCCTTAGATTATGACCCAGAGGGTTATACCTCTAAACAAGCAGGAGCGGGTATAGCTTCTGGTATCAATTTTCAAGCTGGAATATTACCTGCTTCAGAGAGAGGTTTCGAAGCTTTAAAGAAAGACCCCTATACTGAAGTATTATCCGATATGGAAGTTGATACTACTAAGGGTTATGGTCAAGATCAATATGGTAAGAGGGTTAAGGTAAGACATATGAAAAGGGTAAATCTCAAGGTACCTCTTTATAAACTTTACCATAATTTATTTAGTAGATACGGTGGTGCCGATAAGTATGCTTGGGCAGCTAATGCTAATGCCAATGGGGGTTTAAAGCAAACTGAGAAAAGATTAGTATGTCAACTTCAGGTAGTAGGTAGACCTATGCTAGCAACTTCTCAAATAATCCGTATAGATAACGTAGGAAAACGTTGGTCAGGTCTTTGGTATATAAAACAATGTACTCATTCTATGGACGCTGGTCAAGGGTATATAACTAATATGGAATTAGTAAAGAACAATTCCAAGTCTGGTTCTGTAACTTCTAAAACTGATTTATCTACTCAAAATATCGTAGCTAATGATGCTAAAGCTAATGCTAAAACTAAAAAGGGGCAAGATAAAAAAGCCCTAAGTACTTCTCAGAATCTTAATCTTAACTTTACTTATAATGAGAAGGTATATTACAATGAGCATTTCTTGAATGATAAGGGAGACATAATTGATATCAAGGGTCAAGCTGAGTTCGTTAGAAAGAAAGCTTATTATACGGAAGTAAATGCCGATAATCCCCAAGCCTTGGCAGAGGGTATAGTGTTATCTACAGGTAATACAGTTACCTCTAAGGGTAAGTTAATTCCTGGTAAGATATCAGTTAAACAAATCCAAGTGCCTGAAGATTATGAGGTTAAGTTTAATTATATGGCCATAGCTAATCGAGTATACCGAGACATAGCTAAAAGGCATAAGCGAATTGCAAGTCAAATCTATGTAGAAAAATAAGGGTATGAGTTACGAAACAGCAAAGATAATAACCGACGAAGGCTTAGAGGGTCTTGGTCGGTATTACTCTGTTTATCGTGGCATTGTTATTGATAATAACGATGTAGAGAAACATATGAACAGGGTAAAGGTATGTGTTCCAGAGGTAATGGGTGGAGTATTTGCTTGGGCATATCCTAAAGGACAACATGGTTCAATTAGTTCTGGTTTCAAATTCTTAGCCCCTAAAGTGGGAGATACGGTATTTGTTACTTTTGAATTTGGGGACCCAACTAAACCTCTCTGGGAATACCATGGTTGGGGAATGAGTCAAATACCCCAACCTCTGGATGGTCCCAATAAAATGGGGATAGTTACTCCCGAAGGAAACTTAATAGTAATAGATGATGATAACGGAGAACTTAATTTACATTTCAATGGACCTGTAAATGTTTGTTCAGAGAAAGAAATAGTAATAAATGCCGAAGGGGATATCAATGTATCTTCTGGTGATTCCATGATACTTAATACTGGAGAAAATGGTGGAGTAATCAATATTTTTCAATTAACCGAAAAACTAAATCAAACTATCCAAGAACTAGAACAACTTCGCAGTATGTTCAATTCTCATGTACACTCAGGTGTAACTACTGGACCAGGTTCTTCAGGTCCTACCGTAACTCAAGTAACTAAACCTTTCTCACAATTCGTTGTAGACGATTATGAGGATAAAACCTGCATACACTAATGGAAAAGAATTACTTTACAGACTTAGTTGGTATAGGTGTAACTTATCCTATCCAACTTACAACTAATGAAAAGGGTGAAAGGGGTTGGTACCCAGTAAATGGAGATTTCAAACTTATCAGAGATAATATAAGTTCGATATTATACTACATGATAGGCCAGAGATTTCGACAGGAAAACTTTGGTAGTAAACTATGGCAATGTATTGAGGAACCAAACTCACAAGCCCTGAGTTTTATAATTAAAGAGTTTTTAAAACAGGCCATAGGTGCTTGGGAACAAAGGATAACCTTCCAAAATATCACAGTTACTAGAGTTGATGCAAAAATACACATAGAAGTAACATATGTAGTAAATGGAACAAATTCTAGTCAGTACCTCGATATCACCTATGACCGGTCGGATAATTCATTAAATACACAATAATATGGGAATCACAAATAAATGGCTTAACCCATACCAGAGGTCTTATCAACAGATTAAGGCCAAGCTGGTTGAATCCCTTATGGGACTCAAAGACCCTCAAGGTCAGAAACTCATAACGGATTATTCGGAGGGGAATATCTTAATTATCATCCTCTCATTGTTTGCGGCAATTGCCGAAGTACTTCACTACTATGTAGATAACATGGCAAGGGAAACTTTCCTATCTACGGCAAGAAGGTATGATTCGGTAGTTAAACATGGGGCTTTGGTAGATTACCATGCTCGAGCAGCAATTGCTGCTACAGTAGATGTAATCTTATCCAGAAGTATTACTGGTAATTCTATCGGAGCTAAATTAACTATACCTCAAGGAACTTTATTTACAGATTCTAGTGGTAATTCTTGGTTATCTGCTAGAGACGTAACTTGGTATTCAAATGTAACTACTTGTAAAGTACCAATTATACAACATGAGAAGTATACTGCAAGCGCTCTCAATAATATGGTAATACCCACTGGAGATAGAGTTATAATTCATCTTGGTACTCTACCCAATGGTAAGTATTATGAACAAGGCTCTATGTCATTACAGATAGGTGGGGAAACTTGGGTATTAGTAGATACATTTGCAAAATCCAAACCCACAGATAAGCATTTCATGGTTTCAGTAGATGAGGCACTCAATCCTTATATAATGTTTGGAGATGGTACCTTTGGTAAGAAGCCTGCAGCAGGAGCAAAAATAACCAATGTGGTATTCTACTTAACCAATGGTACTCAGGGTAATGTAAAGAGTAATACTATTACTTCTGTACCTTCAGTAATATCTTCCTCAATTACGGATGCTACTGTAAGTAATGCTTATGATGCTGGAGGTGGTTCAAACTATGAAAACTTTACAATGCTCAAAGAACATATACCTTTGAGTGTAAAGACTTTGGGAGTAGCAATTACCAAAGAGGATTTCGAAAGTTTAGCTATGTTAGTTGATGGGGTAAATAAAGCTAAAGCCGATTATGAATGCGGTAGAAAGCTTACCGTATATATTAGCCCAGATGGTGGAGCAGTTGCTTCTTCTGAATTAATTAATAGGGTATATAATTTATTATCCCAAAGGGCTCCTATGACTACTTGGTTGAAGGTTAAATCTGCAGGCAAGGTTCAGATTATTCTAGAGATGGATGTTACCGGTAAGAAGTCTTATAAGACTGCAGAGATACAAACTCAAATTCTTACAGCATTATACAATGCCTATTCTCCAGAGCAAGCTCAGATAGGTGGAAGCGTAAGGTTATCAGATATCTATGCCTTAATAGATAACTTATCAACAGTAGATTACCTTCACCTTACTAAATTCTATATTAAACCTTGGCCTACTACCATCTATGGTAATAAAGAATTGAACTTGGGTCAGTTTAAATTGAATAAGGCTAAAGGGTCTATGACTTACTATATTACCTTCAATTCATCAACTACTTTTACTGTACGTTCTGTATCAAATGGGTATATGGCTACTGGTACTGTAGGTAATTCTATACAGGTAATAGATAAGGCTAATGGCTTTGACTTCTCTTTGGATATTCAGAACAATAATTATCAGTCTGGTTACAGATATTCTATTACGGTATCAGAACCTAACCATGACTATGAAGACCCCGGTTTTAATTTACCAGTATTCGAAAATGCTTCACAATTGACTTTAACCGTAAAAGAAATTGTATAATGATAAACCTCAAAAATCTAATCGACTTTTTGCCATTCGAGTATAAAGCTCAAGATACCTATAAGGTAAATGGCAAAGGCATCTTAGAGAGGTTTCTAGAAATTTGTGGAGAGCATTTTGAAGATTACATTACAAAGGATATTGAGAATATCTTGGACATTATTGATATAGATAAGGCTCCGGATATGTATCTCAATTTCCTTTGGCAATTCCTCGGAGAAATGCCCTTTGCTTATGGGAACACTATAGATGCACAGAAATGGGCAGAGTACTTTAATGGGTTCTACTCCGATGATAAACTCCAAGAGTTATCTAAGCTTTGGATAATACCAAAGGAGGGACCCTTTACTTTAACCAGTACTCAAGTAAGAAACATCCTGAAGTATTCGATATCTCTTTTTAAAATAAGAGGCACCTCTGAGTTCTTCGAGATAATGATGAGGTTGTATGGATTAACCTGCGTAGTAACAGACCCTGCAAAAGCAGATAGCTATGATGGTTGGGTAAAAGGCAATCCACACTTTGACCAATACTATCAGTATGACGATAAGTATACTTACGATAATACTTTTGATTGTTCTCAGTGTATACCAGTAACCTTTAGACTTACCGGTCATGGATATACTTCGAACTCGGCAGCTTTCAGAAAATTTAGAGAAGCCGTAGAGGCTTTCTTTAAAAGATTCATACCCTATCATGTATCTTTCGATATTCAATATGGGTTTACCGTAAATGATGGGTATACTATTAAAGCTGAGTTAGTAAATCCGGACCAACCCAATCTTATTACTTCAGAGGTATATGAAGTACCGGTAAAGGTAACTGTAACTTCAGATTGGATAAATGCCGACCTAAGATATCAGATATCCAGTGATAATATAAATTGGGGTTACACTAAACACGAAAGTGGTTCCATTTTTAATATACCCAGAGCAGGTACTTATTATTTTAGAAGTGTGGGAGACCCTACTAAGGTAACTCAAATCACGGTTAATCAAGAATCTTATAATCGAGTATATTCTATTACTTGTGACCCTATTACTGGAAAGATAACTCCTACTAACCTAAAAGTAAGTACAGTAGTAAGGGCAAACGTATCCTATAAGGGTACCATGAAAACTTGTAATGTACGATTATCTGGTACGGATATAGTGAAAGTCTCTGGTTCAACTTGGGAGTTTTCCGAACCAGGTACCTATATATTCGAGGTAGTAGAGTTCCCAGTGAAGCAAACTTCTTTTGTCGTAACTCGAGAAGAGGTTACATATAAGGTAAGATGTACACCTTCTGAATTTAGAGTTGGGGATAAGCAAAGTATTAAAGATGCTACCACTACTCTTACCATTGAATCTAATTATCCAGAATCATTTACTGGTGAACTATACTGTAAGCTAATTGGTGATACTAAGTTGTTTAAGAACGGTGATAAGTTTACTGCTAATAGTTATGGTACTTATAAGTTTAAATGTACACTGGATAAAAGGGAAACAGATGAAGGTGTAGGTATATTCAAAGTAGTATCTGGTAAGACTGCAGTATATAGAATTACGGTTAGCCCACCAACAGTTACATTATTCAATGGCTCTGCCAAGACTACCGTAAAGATACAACGTATCTCTGGTAATGGTGATGATTATAGAGTAAGGGTAATTGAAACTGGAGAAACCTTTGATGCTCAGAATGGATATGTATATACTGCAAATAGGGCAGGGACTTATACCTTCCAGTCAGTAGCTTATCCTACTGCTAAGACTACTCTGGTAGTTAATAACTCTCCAGTAGTATATCAGAACAAGTTAAAGATAGTACCTTCGGATGCTACAGACAGTCATTGGAAAGAACCCAACTGGGCATTACCAGAAGACCAGATAGATGATACTTATGCAGTATACCAATTACTGGATGAGAAGTCTGCTTGTAAGTTCCATCTTGAGGAAATGAAAAATGGGGTCAATGTAAGTGGTACTGCTACCTGTGATGAGAACGGGGAAACCTATAACCTTGATGAGGAAATTGTTCTTACCAAGGCTGGGACTTATACCTTTGTGGCAGATGATGGTTCTTCATTAAGATGTCAAGTAATACTGGAAGATTATCCTACAATCATCGAGATTTCTTGTACTCCTACTTATGCAGAACTAAAGGGGAATGTTAAACAAGTATCTACTTTAATCAAGTGTACTTCTAATAAACCTGACTTCGATAGTCGAATAAGGGAAGTTGGTAAAGTAACTACTTATGACGCAGGTGGTGCTGGTTATGAATTTGTAACTGCACAAGCTGGAGAGTATATATTCGAATCAGTGGTAGATACTTCGAAGAGAACTAAGTTCACCGTAGTAGATGCAGACCTTTTAAGGGTTAGTCCTCAAAAGTTAGAATGGGAACATGATGACCTCTCAGAGAAAACATTTACCATTACAACTTACAGTAATCAATCTTGGCAAATAGTAGAACAATGATAAATTCAACAATCGATAGAATAACAGAGACCACAACTCAGTCTTTATTCAAGGCATTCACTGTGGGTATATTGGGAGAGTGTACACAAATCTTGTATGATTTGAGATGGATGATAATTCTTGCAATAATTCTAATCCTATCAGATTTATGGTTTGGGTTATCGGCAAGTAGGTTACAGAAAATCGAAATTCGAAAATCTAGAGCTGGAAGAAGAACTCTAAACAAAATAGTAGATTATATTTGTTATGTTCTACTTGGTGCTGTACTTGGTAAAGCTATTGGGGAACCCTATGGGATGAACCCAATAGGGGTATCAATAACGGTTATGGTAATATGCTACTGTTTCGAAGTAGATAGTATATATGGACACATCTGTGAAATACATGGTATTAAGAAACGGTACAGTATATGGAGAATACTATTTAAATTGTTAACCCTCAAGTTCAAGGATGTAGGTGAAGCATTTAAGGATATGTCAGAACAAAAGAATCAATTTAAAAATACTAAGGACAATGAAGACGTACTTTAAGTATGAAGGTATTATTAAATCAAAGGAAGCAGCAGAGGCAATTGCTGCTCCTTCTGGTTTAGGGCCATTCTGTGGATTTGGCTCGGCTACCATAAATGGTAACAAGTTAGTGGTATCTCCTCAGGGAGTTGCTGGAAGTAAGTATGCCAATGTAATCAAGGATAGGATTATGGCAAGGTATATGGCAAAGGCTTCAGAAGATGGAGAATTGCCAGATGTAAACTTTGGGTGTATTTCAAGGGATGGGTATGTATTTATATCTGATGAACAAACTATTACCATTGAGAACATCCAAGGTACCCAAGGTTCAACGGAAGAGGTATTACTCTTTGCAGTACACACTACTATCTCCGAACCTGTAGATAACCCAGTAGACTTTGTAGCTTATTGGAATGAATCCTCCGAAAGCTTCTACACCTTGTTTAAAAAGTCTCTGGATATTTATTATCCGATTGCCGAAGAGAATCGTACACCGGATATCATTAATAATGATGTATATTCTAATTACGATATGACCTATAGCAATCTTCTAGAGATGGTAGAGAGTGCTTGCCCTTATTACTCTAATAATAAAACTTCCGTTGTTCTTATCGGAGTATATGGTAAGGGTACTGATGCCATGACCAAACGAAATGAGAACTTTGCTATTGTACCCTATCAGGGTAAGTTCCAAGAAATCCCTTATACTACTGCTGCCCAGAGTATGATGAAAGAATCAGTGAAAAGAGTAGAACAGATAAATTCAGGCTTTCCAGTAGTAGATGAATCGGGTACTAAGTTAAATATCAAGCAATACATTGATAGTCAAATTGAGGCTATCAGAAAAGAATTCTCTGAATCTCTGAGTACTGCTAACTTACCAATCGGTTCTATTATTCTTTGGGAAACCGATGTAATACCCAATGGTTGGGCAGAATATACTAAGGCAGCTGGTAGAATAGTTATTGGTTACCAAGCTGGAGGTGTTCAAATTGGGGATGAAGTAATGTTACAGAATGTTGGAGATTACTATACACCAACTAAGGGTAATTTCTTAATCTCTATTAAAGGTGATGACCTTCCTAAGCATAGGCATGCTCTTGGTGTATCTAAAGGTAAACAAGATGATGCCAATAACTGGGAGAACGTTCGTCCTCAATCTTTCTTTAATAGGGAGACGGGATTGAATGGAGATTTCGGTAGAGGAACTCCTACCAAGGGTATTCAAGATGGTGCTATCGTAGTAAGCTGGAACCTATTAGGGGAATCTTTCTTACAAGAAACTTCGGTAGAAACTTTGGATATTGAAAAATTGCCACCGACTATTACATTACGATATATCCAAAAGATATCATCATAAAGTTGTTATTAGTTATTTAGTAGTATTAAAACTCATGTGTATTATTTGTATTGTTTAAGAGTAAACATTTGTTTACAATCTGTGTTTTGCGTAGTAAAAATTAATTGGGAGAGGGACGTTGGGAAACGCCCCTTTTCTTTTGTGTTAATACTTAAGTTCTTCTTTAGCTCGGTCTTCCCAATATTGTATATCTTGTCTAAGTTCTGATATATATCTCATAGATTCATTAGTCTTAGGCATTTCGAAAAATTCGATAAGCATTATATTAGTTATTCGAGTACTATTTTCAAGCCTTTCCTTGATAAAAGGGGGAGGAGTAATTAATACCTCAAACAAAAGATAGGCATCTGGAGAAAGCTTATCCTTCATATAAGTATACATCATATCAAGCATTTCTGATTTAGCTTTCTCTTCTTCGGTATCATCCTCTAATTCTTTGTCATTGTCGAATAAGTCATCAAGTTTAAAGAGGCTTTGATTATACTCTGCTTGTTCTCCGTATGCAGAACGAAGCAATTTATTTTTGAATGTACTAAGTGATGCAAGGATTCTTGCTTTAAGATGTTCTTCAGTACATTCACCATAGTATTTGTTGAAAACAAATAACATCTTATCCCAGAAATAAGATTGGATAATATCCGGTGTAAGATTAAACCGTTTATAATCAATCTGACGGGTAAGATTTCTGATTACTGGCTTACAGACTTTATAAAGTCTGTTGAATGTAGCTTCATCATATTCCTGCATAGGTTTTAATCTATGAAGCTCTGAGCCATTATTTCCTTTACTTTTTCCCATGTTTTTAAATATTCGTTATGCAAATATAAGTATTTTTTCTTATATAAAATAATAATATTAAATAATCTGGAGCTTAAGGTAGTGGATTAGTAGTTTCTAGATAGATGTCAACATGCTCAGAACTATCTCGGTACTATCAAAATCTATTAGTTTATATAATATTGCAATATAGATATGAAGAAGTTTAAAGACAAAATCAAATTCAGTTTCACTCCGGATTTTCAGTTAGAGATACTCCGGTTTGTTTTAAGAGATAAGGAAGGAGGCTTAGTCCTAAAAAGGATTAAATCTAATTACCTGGTTCTCATAGAACACTCCCTTATCTTCGAGGGTATATCAAAATATTTTAAGAAGCAAGGCAGAATGCCCTCCGAGAATATCTTAAAGGAAGTATTAAAAGAGTTACTAGAATCTAAAACCTATGTGGATTTGGTAACTAAAGATGATATACCCAATATCAATAAACTAATAAGTAATCTCTATCATATACCCCTATCGGATTCTGATTACATAAAAGAAAAGATATATCAGTTCTCTACTTATGTTGAGATGAAGAACTTAAATGATTCCTTCGATTTGGATAACTTCGAACAATACGAAGAGTATTCGAGGAAGATTGAAAAGGTACTTCAGAAAAGTAAACCTAAGAAAGAAGATGAACCTTTATATATGATTCGGGATATTACCGAGAGACAGTTTAGAAGACAATCAGAACCTTCAGTTATACCTTGCCCATTTAGGCAGTTGAATGAACTAACTAATGCAGGAGGTTATCCAGAGCATTCTGTTAATGTGATACTAGATAAACCCAAGGCAAAGAAAACCTTCTTTATGGTAAACCTTGCAAGAGGTTATCTCAGAATGAAGAAGTCAGTATTATATATTGATACAGAAAATGGCCAAGAACAAATCATGGACCGTTTTATTCAATCCAGTATCAATAAAACTAAGAAAGAATTATACTCTGGTGAGTATGATAAACTTGAGGCAAAGCATTTAAGGAAACTTGCAAGGTTTGGAGTTGAATTAGTAGTTGAGCGTGTACCAGCGATGATTACTAATACCACTTATATAAGAGAGAAGATAATTCAGCTTCGTAATCAAGGGATTGATATTAAAGTTCTTATGGTTGACTACGCTGGTAAACTTGCATCAATAGCGGGTGATAGAGAAGATTTCGAAAGGATATCTAATGTATACATAGACTTGAGTAACTTAGCCGAAGAAATGAAACTTGACATAATATGGACTGCACACCATATTACTAGAGAGGGTAAAAAACATAGAAAAACCCGATATGATGAAAATGATATATCTGGTTCTATAGCCATAGTAAGAAATGCTCAAGTAATTATGGGGTTAAATGCTACAGAACAAGAAGAAAGGGATGATATATTAAGGGCCGAGATAGTGGTTCAAAGGGATGGTCTACCATCAGGTAGAGCTCTTTTTAAATGCTCTACAGAAACTCAACGGTGTACCGAATTTACTAGAGAACAACGAAAAGAATATGACAGGGTATATGGAGAACAACTGGATAATTCTCTAAAAAGTTCTAGTAACCCAGATGCTAATATGGAGAAATATAACAAAAAGCAAGGAGATATATAATGAAAGATAATATACCAGGATTTATGGGATACTACGTTTCTAAAACTGGGAGCGTATATTCAAGATATGTCCGAGGAAGTAGGGGTAAATTAAGTAATGAGTTTACCCCACTAATACCAAAGAAACGTCCCAAATACTATAGTGTATCCCTTTATAGGGATGGTAAGTCTACAAAGATTTTTGTTCACAGATTAGTAGCTACTGTTTATGTACCTAACCCCAATAATTTACCTGTAGTAATGCACTTAGATAACGATATTTATAATAATTATTATAAGAATCTAAAATGGGGTACCCAGAAAGAAAATGTACACCAATCTATCAGAGATGGTAATAACTTGATTTCAGTAGTGGGTAAAGATAACATACATCGTAAATTAAATATAAATGATATACCTAAAATAAAACGTTATTATAATAGGTTATTATCTGAGCTAATCCAATTAGGGTTTACTAAATGGAAAGTAAATAAAACTTTACTAAGGGTTCTAGGGAAGAGGTTTGGGGTTGGTGATAGAATAATTCGTAATATAATAAATAACAGTTATGAAAACAAAGAAGATAGCCATAGTAAAAGATAGATGGACGGATGGATTATCTTTAGAGATATCCCATAACGGCTATCAAACAACCCCTATCGGTAATTTAGATTTAGAGGATTTAAAGAAACTAAGAAAGGTAGTTAGGAAAGCTATAAGAGAACATGAAAATAACTAATCAGTTTAAATCTAGACTAAGGACATACTTTATTAAACGATTGGGAGGTTACGATTACCGGCATGGCTGGATGCGTATACCAACTTGCCCCTATTGTGGGAGAGAACAGAAGTTGGGGGTTAATCTTTCCATGTATCGAACCAATTGTTTTAGATGTAATGCCCATCCTTCCCCTGCTCAACTGATAATGGATATAGAGGGATTTACTGAGTACCATGAACTAATTAACTTTTTGAACAATGGACAATTTGATGAACTGCAATTCAAAGAAGAGAAAATCGAACTTGCCGAAAGTAAGCCAGTATATCTCCCTGAGGGATTTAGAAACATTTCGCTCGGGGATAGCCAACTTGCAAAAAGCATTCGGGGATATATCAAGAAACGCGGCTTTAACCTCGAGAAGTTTTCAAGATACGGTATCGGCTATGGAACAAGCGGCTCAACATATGGGTACCTTATCATCCCGTTTTATTATCGAGGACAACTTAGGTATTACAATGCTCGAAATGTTATCGGAAAAGGACCCAGATATAACAACCCAGACAAAGACATCACCGGTTTGGGAAAACAATTTATCATCTTTAATCATGATGCGTTGGAGATGTATCGGTCGGTATTCATTTGCGAAGGGGCACTTAATGCTCTCACAATTGGGGATAGAGCAATTGCCACAATGGGCAAAGCTATATCTGCATTCCAAGTCAATGAGTTACTTAAATCCCAATGCGAAAGATTTATTATATTGTTGGACCCAGACGCAAAAGAATATGCCATCAACTTGGCTCTCAAGCTTGTTGCATATAAAAAAGTCAAGGTGGTGTTTTTACCAGACGGAAAAGACGTAAATGATTTAGGGAGAAGTCAGACACTTAAGTTAGTATATGCTACCAGGTACCAAAGTTATCAAGAATTGATATCAATCAGAAACTCATTGAAATAGGGAGTTCCTATTATATTATAAAATAATATATTTATGCGTGAACCATCTATCCATATAACTAAGTCTCAGTTTGAGGAAATATTAAATACCCTAGAGGTAGATAACTTCCCAGTTGAGGCTTTTTTTGTTATTGCTCGAAAGGAGGCAATAAATCATAGAGCAGTCTTAGTTTCTAACAATAAGAATACTAAGAAAGTTTCTAACATTTTACTAGCATCCAAGGGAGATGCTGCCCTTGTTGCGGATATTTTATATGCAACTCGTATAAAGTTAAAGCATAGGGGAGTTCGTAAAATAAATGAGAGTAATTCCCGAGAATGGGCAAATTGTAAAAAGCTTGCAGAAGTATGTAATACCTTTTGTGAAGATTTTAAATTTGATACCCGGGAAGGTTTTATTAAATACATTGAGACTGGGTTAAAGAGAATGACTGATTATCGTAATGTTATGCAAAGGTTATTATCCATGCAGGAGAACATTACTAATCAGGTAGAGGCCGAATTAGAACTCAAGGGGGATAAGGACCCAGGCTTTACCAAAGACATCCATGATGAATTCATAAAAAGAGTTGCTAGTGTTACTGGTATATATGAATCTTATGAACATCAGCCAGAGAAATATGTTCACTTCCTTAGGATTCATAATCTAATGGATGAAAAGGATTGGAATGTATTTCAATTTTTGGATGCCCAGTTCGAAGCCCTTGCTTGGTGTAATGGATTACCAGAACCAAGTCAGATGTATAATGATAAGGCTATCGAAAGATATAATAAATACCTATATAAAAATAAAAATAAACGAACCTTAGACGAGCCTCAAGTAGAGGGGAGTCTTTGGGATAAAATAAGAAAATGATATGAAAGGTTTACAATTTTTCGGAAACAGAGTGGAGGATGCAGCTAATGCTTTTATTGATGTCCTCAAGTATTCAGACCAATCGGTAACTTATCCAGATTTTAAGGATATCGACCCTTGGCCTGATGAGATAATTAATATGTTCTATGTGATTTGGAAGAATGCCAAGTTCTCAGAACTAAGTGCAATTATTATGTATACCCAACAGTCTTCTATATTCGAGGAGGTATCAGAATTGATGTTGGGTATTGGTTTGGTAGAGATGAGACACCTTGATAAGATATCGGACTTTTTACAAAAGGCAGATCCCTATGAGGATTACTCTACCATGAATATTAATCCTACGATTGAGATTGGTTCTACTTGGGAACAAGCTTTAAAGATTGCTTTGAATTCCGAGATAGAAACTATTGGTCACTACAAGAAAATCCAAAGAGCAATTGCTCAATACGAGGAACGTCCAGATTACGATGATGTGAATTATTTCCTTGAGAAATTGATTGCCGATGAGGAACATCATATGAAACTTCTCAAGGAAGCAATGGGTATGGATAAAGCCACTAAGGGTGTAACTGTAATTATCAAATGAGTAAGCTAATTATTCAGAATGGAAATATGTGTGAACTTGACTTACCTCTTAAGTTCGCACAGAAACTTTATAATGAGTTTGCCATTCGACATCCAAATGCTTTCTACTTACGTACAAGGCAAAGAGGTATGCAGAATTGGGATGGTAAAATTCACTACATTACCAAGACTGGGCAATTTAAAATAGGTTTACTTCCTAAGGTATACGATATGTGTATTGAAATGGGGATTAAACCTAAAGTTGTAGATATGAGACAACCCTTACCTAAAGTTAGTAAAGTAGTTACGAATATAGGTAAATATAAATTAAGACCCGAGCAAGAGAAAGCAGTTAAGTCTGTGATTAATAATCGAGTAGGTGATACACCTTTCCATATTGGTGTATTAGATTACACGGTTAATGCCGGTAAAACTCTTATCATGTCGTCTTTATATTTAACCTATAAGAAGCAGTTAAAGACTTTGCTAATAACTAATGACTCAGATTGGTTAAATCAAGCTAGAGAAGAATTTAAGCAATATCTTCCGGGAGAAGATATCACTTTTGTTCAAGGCAAGGTTTTAAACTGGAGTAACTTTACTATAGGTATGGTTCAATCCATCTCAAGGAATATGAGGTTCTATCAAAAGGAATTATCTCAAATAGATATGGTACTTGTGGATGAGGCTGACCAGGGAGGTAGTAAGCAATATCAGAATGTAATCACTAGATTGTTTAATACCCGAATTCGTATAGGATTATCCGGTACCATTTATATGAGTAAACTTGCTAAGGATAAGGTCAAGAACATGAACCTAGAATGTTTCTTTGGTAAAGTGATTGCTGAGTTTAAACTTAAGGATTCCATCAAGAAGGGTTACTCAACTAAAACTATCGTAAAGATGGTACCCGGTAAACCTTGGTATGGTAATTGGGAATCTGATTGTATATCCTATAAGGAGATATATGATGATTCTATTACCGAAAATAATACCGCGTGGACCATGGCTTATAATCGATTACGATGGAATATTAATCAAGGTAGATATCCTGCTCTTGTAGTATGCAAGCATATTGCACATTGTGAAAATCTATATAAGTTCTTTAAAAAGAAACTGGGCGATGCCTATAATATTGCCTACGTGCATGTTAATACTCCCTCTAAGTTAAGACAACAAATAATGAGGGATTTTAGGGAAGGCAAAATAGATATCCTGGTATCAACTACAATCATTGCTCGAGGTAAAAACTTTCCTAAGCTTAGGTATTTACTTAATGCAGCAAGCATGGATAGTCAGGAAAAATCTATTCAGTTTCTTGGTCGTTTGGTAAGAACCGATGAATCTAAAAATAAGGTATACCTTGATGACCTTCATTATCCTGGGAATTATTTAGATAGGCACGGTAAACATCGGAAGCAATATTATCAGAGACAAGAATTGAAAGTAATACTGTTAGATAAGCTATGGAAGAAACATCCTAACCATAGCCTTATTAAGAGTTAACTAGAAGTACTATGAGTATTTACTTTTTCTCCGTAGGAGGAAAAGAAGATTACAATTAATAAGCATATAGGCATTATGAATAATGATAAACTAATATGTATCAGAGATGAAGATGATACTAAACTAACTACTCTCTTATCAGAAGGTTGGAGGATAATCCAAATCTCTGCATCAGGTATTTATTGCTGGGTACTCTTAAGGAAAACCCAATAACACTAAAAAGAAAATTAAAGGCTTTCAGTGATGGAGAAATATATTTTAATTACAGCGGTGGTTATTATGATAATAATACTCGCTTTAGACTTCATATTTTCTAAGGATGGTTATCAATGCCATTCATGCAAGAAACATTTTCATAAAGAGGATTTGGAAATCAAGGGATGGCATACTAAGGATTGGACTTGTCCTCATTGTAAATATCAAAATGTAACACTCAAAAGTTATGATTACTAAGTTATATAAGAAATTCATTGATAAGATAATCGGAGAGGAACAAACTCCTCTCCATGTTTTTAACTGTACTACCCTGGTATGGATATCAGATATACAATCAATCCAGGTAATGGCTAATGAATATAAGATATATTTTGATTTATCTTTCTGTTCAGGGCTACAGGTTAGAGTACTAACTTATACTGATTCTCGTTACTCACAACACTTGGGTGATATCAGGAAACTATTTATTAATGCAATTGGACATTCCTACTTACCACTGTATGAGTCGGAATTGAAGATTGGAGATTCAGTCATAAGACTAACAGAAAAAAAAATAGATGATTAATTATGGCAAAGTATCATTTGTATATAAGAGCAATTCCTGGATATCCTTCCTATTATGCTACAGTTGAAGGAGATATCCTTAAAAAGAGAGGTAAGTCTTTTTATAAACTTACTCCCTCTTTAGTTCATAATGGGTATTATACAGTTAAGATAGTTCATCGAGTAAAGATTCATCGATTAATAGCTTTAGCTTTTATACCCAATCCTAATAATTATCCCATTGTATGTCATAGGGATAATAATCCTATAAATAATAAACCAGAGAATCTTTATTGGGGTACTCAATCTCATAATATGCAACAAATGGTTAAAGATGGTAGGCAAAGAAAATCTAAGATTGTAGAGTACAAACCACAAGTATTATCTTTACATTCTCAAGGATTTTCTACTCAAGAGATAGTAGATTCTTTGGGTATTAGCAAAACTTCAATAAGTCGTATAATAAATAATAAAATATGAAAAGAAGTAAGAAACAATCATTACCAGACCTTACTAAACAAGATGTACTTACTCCTATAGACCTAACGAAATTAGGAACTAATGGGGATGTTTGCTTTGGTATTGGATATGATTTATCTACTAAAGAATGTAAGCTATGCGGAGACTCAGAATTATGTGCATTCAAGATGTCACAGAACTTGAACATCACCAGGAAAGAACTTGAACAGAAGAATCAATACAAGGATTTAGATATACTAGAAGATACGGTTGGTATCAAGAAATACATCCGGGGCTTGATTCGGAAAGGGAAAGACAAAAAAGAAGTTATTACCAAAACTGTTGAGAAATTCGAAGTACCCAGAAAACGTATTAGAGAACTTTATAAAGAGTGTACTAAATAATGAAACCAATAGAGATGATATGGGCTATGTTCAAGGTATACCTTAACAACCCAAACTATTTTGTAAAGCAAGAAGATGTACTTGCTAACCTTTGTATGGAAGGTTCTATCGATGTAATCAGAATGTGTAATTCATTGGGAGTACATGTTTCTAGACCCGAGAAATTAACCTTTGGACAACTTTTACGTAAATGTAATATATTATGAACAGATTTAGATTTATCAAAGTAAGGGAGGTAGTATCTCCCAACAGAGCAAACCCAAATGATGCTGGGTTAGATTTCTATGTACCAACCAACTTGACTTCAGAGGATATCCACTCTAAGAATGAATTTGATTCAGGAGGATATGATTTGGATATACCCTTTAGTGAACATTTCGTAAGGCATATAGCTTTACAACCTGGGCATAGGATACTTATCCCATCGGGTATCAAAGGTTTGCTAGAACCTCCTGCATCTATGTTAATGGCAGCAAACAAATCTGGTATAGCTACTAAGAAAGGATTAATCTTTACTGCCGAGATAGTGGATTCCCCTTATGTTGGAGAGATACATATTGGGATATATAACACTTCTCAAGAAATTCAGGTTATCGAGGCTGGTCAAAAGCTGGTACAATTTATTCATGTACCCATTTATATTACCGAGCCAGAGGATATTCAGCAAGAGGAGTTTTATACTGAATCACAAATGTGGGGAAGCAGAGGAGATAAAGGATTTGGTTCATCTCAAAACATAAAATAGTGGACATAAGGAATATAAATGAACAAGTGCCTCAGGTAGAAGAAACTGAGGCACGGATACTACAGGAAATGTATGATCTTGGGATAGAACAATTCTCTGGATATAAATCTATAGAGAAGTTACCAGATTATCCTTTAGATATAAATAACCCAAAGAACCAAGTTATCCTAAAGGATTTTATTGGTAGGGTTATTGAGGAATTAACCGAAGGATTCGAATCTACCGATGAAGTAGTATCTATATACCGTAACTATGGTTGGAATAATGATTGTTTAACTCAAGAGGAATATACTCAGGTATTAAACAGTCTAGCAAATGCAAATGAGGAACAAGCAGATGCCTTGGGATTCTTCTTTACTTTGCTTTTGTATTCTAATATATTGCCAGAAGATATATTAAAATATCAAGATGCCAAGAGTTTATTTGAGGTAATGGCAATTGGAGTCAAAGACCTACTCATCAAGTACCCAGATCATCGAGGTGTAAGGAAATACCCTATACTAAGTCCAACCGATTGGGCAAGAGAAGATAGGGCAGAATATGATAAGATAGTTTCTTATACCCCAGGTTTTCATGAAATGAGCGAGATATCTCATGAAAACGAGAAGCTATATTTATGGGAAGTAATATATGAACTCAATAAAGCAAGGAACTTCCTTAAGTGTAGACCCTGGAAACAAACTCAAGTGATGACTAAAGAAATAGATTTTCAGGAATCATTAGTAAAAGCTTTCTACCTCTATATGGGATTCTTAGCCATGAATGGGTTTACTCCTTGCGGATTATTTAGTTTATTCTTTAAAAAACAACGTCTCAATTTATGGAGACAAAATACTAATTATTAATGTCAGGGTGGAATAAGAAATTAGAGGGACTCCAACTTAATCCGGAGGAGTCCCTCCATTCGTTAGAATTTGCTACTTCACAAGAGGCATGGGAAAAACTCAATGAGGGATTCCTAAGATTAGAGCCTGCTTTATTTGGAAAGGGGGCTATTGCCAATAGTGGGGTAGCAGTAGTGTATAACGTATTCATAAAGATACGCAAGGCCTGGGTAGACCCAGAATTTGATTATGGGAGATGTTTCAATTACAAAGAAACTAAGTGGACTAGCTTATTGAATAACTACATAGATTTTAATAAGCTTGACTTGTTGCGTAGTAAACTGAGAGTACTGAGAAATAAGTACAATCAGAATTACAATATAACTTATATGTTTAACAATCATCATGATAACGGTAAACAATGTCTAATAGCTGCGACTTTTTCAAAACGATTCGGGGAGGACATCCCAGTTATTACAATGGTAGTTCGGGCTTCGGAAATTACCAAGAGGTTAATATTCGATTTCCTATTAATTCAACGAATGTCAGAGTACGTATATGGGCCGGACCAGTCAGTACAAATCAACCTATTTGCGACTCAAATGTACGGAAATGTGGAGACACTTCTAATGTATCATACCCATAAGCCATTGAAGAAGGTACTTAAGGGGGCAGAAGAGAATGCTTGGAATAAGAGAATAAAAGAGATATGGAAGAAATTCCAAAAGGGTACAGAGAAGGAATTCTCTTCATTCAAGGTATTCTTTAGAAGTTTTAAAGTGCTCAGACCAGATTTATATGAAGAAACATATAAATCAATGAAAGCAAAAGAATTACTTCTTGAATACGAAGATATAGAATACCCGGAGAATGTAATCTCTTACTCTCAACGTAAAGCCTATAAAAAGAAACTTTTAAAACAAAAGAACAATGGAAGCTAAGGAATTTTTAAATCAGAAGCGTATAGGATTAGTAAACAAATTCTATTACCAAGTTTTTGAGATTAAAAAGAACGGGGGAGAACCAGATATACCCTGGTTATTAAAAGAGGTAGAGGATTTTGATGATTTTGTATATCGCTACTGGCATATGACCTGGGTTAGTTCTACAATGTCATACAATTAAATATTTATATTATATGAGGATATATTCTAACAGTTTTGAGTTAATGTCCGAAATGGGCAGAGAACTTAACAGTTATGGTCAAACTGTAAAACCAAAGACCTATCAGAATAAAGTGATTGAAGGTAATGAGGATTTTATTACAAAAGAACTCATTTGCCAACAATATTGTTTAACTTCACTTGGAGACCCAATATGGTTATTCGTATTCTCTCATTCAAAGGAATGGGCAGATGCCGAGTTCCAAGAAAGAATATCCCCTAATGATATAAATCCAGGAGAAGCTTGGAAATTAAGAAAAGATTTATGGGAACAATTCCTTGATGATAAGGGTAGGTTCGATTACACATACAATGAGAGAATGGGTGAAGTATTAATAAAAGATTTAGTTCGTCTTTTAAAGAGAGACCCAGATACAAGAAAAGCAATTATACCAATATTTGAGCATGATGATACCTTATACTATGGTGGTAGACAACGTATTCCTTGCTCTATGTATTATGATTTTCTTATTCGTCAGAATGGTAAGGGGGAGAAGGTATTACATATTTGCTATCACCAAAGAAGTTCGGATTTTGCCCAACATTTCGGTAATGATATATATTTAGCTTGGAGATTAATGGAATATGTAGCCAAAGAAGTAGGAGTAAAGCCTGGTTATCTATATCATACCATAGATTCATTACATATATACAAAAAAGATTGGCATTTCTTATCTTGTAATTTAGAGGATTTGAAAGATGAATACTAAATATTCAAATATAAAAGGGTACCCTGGATATTATATATCTAAAAGGGGTACCCTTTTTACTTCTCTTAAAAGGGTAGGAGTTAAAGGGAAAGGCCATGGTAGGAAAGGTACTACTACTGTGATTTCTAATACTTGGAGAAAGAGGTTGGTATCATTAACTTCTAATGGGTATTTACAATGTACTTTGTTTAGAAAGAGGTTTTATATACATAGGTTAGTATATGAAGCTTGGATTGGTAATATACCAAATGGGTATGATATTGACCATATAAATGGTATAAAAACTGATAATCGAGTATCTAATCTAAGAGCAGTTCCAAGGTCAGAAAATTTGAAACATAACTATGAGTTAGGTTTTAGGGGTTCTAATTATATACATACTTTTTCTGATAAAGAAAGGAATTTAATAATGATAGACCATAAAGAAAAGGGTCTTAGTATAAAGAAAATATCTCTTAAGTATGGATATTCTAGGTACTTTATTCATCAGGTATTGAAAGGAATTAGATAATGGAAACAAGATATCACATAATAAGAAACAAAAGAGAGTTAAAGAAACTCATTGCCTGTTGTAAAGCTACCGGATATGCCAGTGTGGATTATGAAACTAATGGTTCACCAATATACAACAAAAGTTTCAAGCCAACTATTCTTTCAGTATCTTGGATGCCAGGGTTTGGTGCTTCTATTCCATTAGACCATTTCCAAACAAAAGGATATACTTCACCGGGATGGAACTGGAAGAAGATGTTAAGGAAATTTGGGGAAGAGATTATTGAGAATTATGATATTGTAAAGGTTGCATGGAACTGGAAGTTTGATGACCAGATTAATCAAAAGTATCATATCTATTATAGAGGTACATGCTTAGATGGTATGCTTGCAAAATATGTTCTCAACGAAGAAAAACCACATGGGTTAAAGGATATGGTTAGAAGATATCTACCAGAATATGGTGATTATGAGAAGCAAGATGCTTTCGATAAAATACCTTGGGATAAAAAAGAGTTAGACCCACTTTGCCATTATGGATGTCAAGATACGGATTATACTCTTAGGTTAATGATATTCTTTGAAAAGAAGCTGATTGACCTTGGTTTGTACAGTACCTTCAGGAATTTAATTATGTCTGCATCAAGGGTACTCACTTCAGTAGAGAAGAATGGTTTGTATCTAGATAGAGAGTTCAATAATCAACTACTGGAAACATATAAACCAAAAATAGATGCGGCTAGACAAGCTATATATGATTTGCCAAGAGTAAAGAAATTCGAAAAGAAGTATAATCAAGAAAAGATTGATAAATATATTCAATCTATCGAAGCTGAACTTGAGGAGCTAGATTATAATGATCCAAAAGATAAACGAAAGATTGTATCAAGGGAACAGAAAATCTCAAATATCAAGGCTGGTATATTCACAACTAAAAAGGAACAAGAATTGATAAGACCTATCAATTTGGGTAGTTCAGTTGATTTACCTGCATTGATGTATTCGGAAGAAGGTTTTCATTTTGAGGTAATTAAGAATAATGAATCCGGTAAACCAAGTACAGATGAAGAGACTCTTACTAATCTAAGGTTAACCGTTAAAAAACCAGATTCACCTAAGGCAATTTTCCTTGATAGGCTTCTTGAATTACGGGGTTTAGAGAAGATGTATAAAACCTATATAGAGGGTTGGAATGAAAAAGTTCAAGATGATGATAGATTACATGGAAGATTTCTTATTCATGGGACTACAAGTGGAAGATTATCCTCTGCAGAACCCAATGCTCAACAAATTCCCAAGACATCCGTAGACCCCAATATTAAATTACAATTAAAAGCTCCTAAAGGAACCTTATATATTGCTAGTGATTTTAGCCAGGCAGAATTAAGAATTATGGCTCATCTATCTGGAGATGAAACTTATCTTAATGCTTTTAACTCTGGTCAGGATCCTCACTTAGCAATTGCTGCTACTAAATATCATATACCCTATGAAGAAGCTCTTAAGATATATGAGGATGAAAATCATCCAGAACATAAGATATGGAAGGTGAGAAGAAAGCAAGCTAAACAAATTGCTTTTGGACTTATTTATGGAATTGGTGCAAAATTACTAGCAGTAAAACTATCTGACCCAAAATCTGGTATTATAGTTACACCAGAAGAAGCCCAAAAGGAAATGGACATCTTCTTTGGTCAACACCCCAAGTTGAAGACCTTCTTGAAGAAACAAGAGAAATTCCTTAGAAAGAATGGGCATCTGGTATCATTATTTGGGAGGAAAAGAAGATTACCCCAAATATATTCAAATGATAAGGGAGAAGAAGCTTATGCTTTGAGATTAGCATTAAATTTCCCATGTCAATCAGCAGCATCTGATATGTGTTTATTTGGAAGTATTCTCATATACTACTTAATGAGACAAGGTAAATTACCCTCTACTAAGTCTGTATGTTTGGTACATGATGCTAATTATCAGATTACTAAACCAGAGAATATTAATATTTGGAGTATATATGAGATGTGGCAAATTTATAGGAACCCATTAACTAAGCCATACTTCGGCTTTCAGATAGATGATGTCACAATGGACATGGAGTTTGTTATTGGTAGGTCAATGGCAGAAGAGTTACCTTTTATTCCGGGTTATAATTATAAGAAAATGTTAGAACCTGATTTCTCAGTAGAAGAATATATGGAAGAACATAAGAAATATAAACACATACCTATTTCAGAGTATAAGAAACGTTTTAACAAACAAATGAAGCAATATGAAAAAGATTTTGAACGGACCCACGGTATGGAGAGCTAAATGCCCAATATGTGATTGTGAATTTGAATATGACAATAGTGAAACTTTTGGGGTTTATAAAAAATCTGGCGATTATTTTAGGATAGTACAATGTCCTAATTGTAAAACTAATATAAAGCATTCAGATTCAGTATCTACCATTACAGGAGTGAAAAGAGAAGATACTATGTATACATAAATAATATAAATTTATGGGATTATGGCAACACAGAAAGAGATTGATAATGCAAGTAAGTTAACTGCCCTTACTTATATGGTTGCAGGTTGCTTAGGTTATTCTATCGAAAATTTACTTAAGTATTTAGATGTGGTTAATCTAAGGTTGAGTGGACAAGAAAAAATGTTACTTAACCGATTAAAGACTCAGTTATCTCAAGTACAAACTAATCTTACTACTTTAGAGGGATTGGCTTTTAAAGTAATGGCTACGGATGAGGATGGTAAACTTGCTTATGAAGATGCCACCCATATTTATTGGGCTGCATTTTTAGCATTACTCGATAGAGGTGGTACTGATAACTTATGCGACTTAAGATTAATGGCTTTGGTAGATAAGATAAGCATCTATAAATCTCTTCTTAATTTGCCAGGTATGAAACTCTCTTATCAAATGGCTTTTGCTCAAGTAACTAAAGCAATAAGCAAAGGGGAATTTAGTAAAGAAGACTTTAAAAACCTATTAGAAGTTTATGAAGACGGAACTGAAAAAACTAAAGGTTAAATTTGAAGGTAAACTTATTGAGATTGATATTCAAAAGGAATTATCTATCAATGAGAATATCATCAATTCTCAGCTACGAGAATCTCCTTCTAGTTATTATGTACTTGCTTCCCTGAGAGATAAGTATATAAAAGAAAGAGATGCTCTAGCAAGGGAAAAAGAAGAAGCTTATTCGAATGCCTGGTTATATTATAAGGATGCTAATGAGAGATGGAATAATGAATACGTATCTCATAAGGCAAACCTTAACAAGAAATACTCTTCTATCAATGAAAGGTATTTGAAAGCTGTAGAAAAAGCAAATAAGTTCATAACTATATGTAAAGCCTATGAGAGTCGGGAGAATATACTAAGAACTATTAATGCGAATCTAAGAAAGGGTTAACCCATTGAACTATAAACAATTACTAACTTTTAAAAACAGTATTAGAATATGAATTATTCAATGACATTTATCTCACCTCTTGTAGCTGAGAAATTTAATCAAGAATTACCCGGATGCCCAACAGAAAACCGGGTACTTATTTTATCTCCAAAGGAGGTAAATCAAACTAAATCCGGTTTGATTATCCCTGAACAAGTAAAAGAGGGAGTTCCTCGTAAAGGGGTTGTAGTAAAGAGTGGGGAAATTACCGAAGAATACAAAACCTACCGAGAATTGGTTGCTGTAGGTAGAATAGTTACCTATGGTTTGTATGCAGGTAAAGAACTTGAATTCGAAACGGACAAACTATCTCCTGCTCTCAAACAACTTTTAGAGAAAAACGTTCTTACCGTATTGAGTATGAACGAAGTAGTTTACTCAGAACCGAATAATTAAAACTAATCATTATGATAAAAGACAAGAAGAAAAAGAAAGTTTCATCAGAGGGACTTTCTACAAAAGAAAGGATGCTAGCTAGAAAGAAACAGCTAGAATCCAAGGGAAATGGTAGTGGGTTAGTATATCCAAAAGAGGGAACTCTGAGGATGAGAATTAAATCTCCGGGTGATGACCAAGAATTGGGTATCGAAATTATTCAATTCTACCTGGGTGGCAATTTGGGAGGAGTTATATCTCCGGCTACTTTTGATGAACCTTGCCCATTCATGGAGAAATACCAAGAATTGAAAAACTCCAAGGATGAAGATGACAAGGAACTTGCCAAGAACCTGGTACCAAGAAGAAGATATGTTATCGGTGGTATCATTTACTCAGATGAAAAGGGTAGTAAGGTAGATTACGAAGGCAAAGATAAGGGAGTTTTAGTTCCTCGCTCAGTATACCAGGATATCATTGACCTTTACCTTGATGAAGATGAGGCAGGTGATATGACAGACCCAAAAACTGGATATGATATCAAGGTAATTCGTTCAGGGTCTGGTAAACTAGACACCACTTATTCTGCTCGTGCTTGCAAACCAACTAAGTTGGACAAGAAATATCAAGGTACAATTGACCTTGAGGGGATAGTTCGTTCTCAAATCAAATCCTATGATGAGTTGGAAGATTTGCTTTCACAGTATCTAAATGAAGACCATGGAGATGATGATGAGGATGATAAATCCAAGAAGAAAAAGAAAAAGGGAGTTCACAAAGACCATTACATGGAAGATGATGAACCTAAGAAAAAGAAAAGAAAATACAAATCGGATATTTAAGGGTTAGTAATATGGTTTCATTCGAAGGTGGTAATTAGATTCGTTCTGTTATCACCTTCTTTAGTTTAAAGACATTACATTATGGCAAAGTATGATAACATACCTGGATGTCCAGGATATTATATCTCTAAAAGAGGTCAGATATACTCAAGGGTAATACCTAACGGGAACGATGCTGGTAAATTGGGAAAGGTATGGGGAGAAAGGAGAGTAAAGATAATGATTAAAACTCCAACCTATAGTACCAAACGAGTAAAGATACGAAATAAGTCATACTCGGTATCAAGGTTAGTAGCTTTAGCTTATATACCTAACCCAGAGAATAAACCTTGTGTATGTCACAAAGATAATAACCCATTAAATAATCATTATAAAAATCTATATTGGGGTACACACCAAGAGAATATGGCTCAGATGATAGTAGATGGTAGAAAACAAAAGGGGAAGAATGCCCTAGATGGGTAAATAAAGAAATACCAGAGTTGTTTGACTATTATTGTGATGGTGTTAGTATTATGGAATTAGCAGAGATGTTCAATACGAACAAATCAATGATAAATAAAATAATAAGATATAAATTTAAAGAACTATGGCAAGGAAGAAAATAAAAGTACCCTCTCTGAATGAGATGAAGAAGAAATTCCCAGGTTTTTCTATAGCTTTAGAAGAAGATGATTCTAAGTTACCTTGGTTACCTTCAAGATTTTTAGCTTTTAATTATATTTTAGGTGGAGGAATTCCGTATGGGAAGATACTTGAGTTATTTGGTACTGAATCCTCTGGTAAAAGTCTAATGGCATATGATTTCGCATATTCCTGTCAGTATTTGAATGGAGTAGTTTTGTGGATAGATGCTGAACAATCTTTTACTAATTCTTGGGCTGAGATTAATGGACTAGATTTAAGTAGGGTAATTATCTATAGAGAAACTGCTATAGAAAAAATATCTGATTGGGTTGCATCTATGGCATTATATTGGAGAAGTCAGCTAGTAAATAATGAACCTATATTACTAATTTTGGATTCAGTTTCGGCTCTGGACACCGAAATAAATATAAACTCCGAAATGAGTAATGCTTCTGCCGATATGGGTAATCGAGCAAAAGCCATATATAAATATTTCCGTATAAGAAATGAAATGTTATACTCTTTGGGAGTAACTCAGATTTATATTAATCAATTACGTACTAATCTAAAAGCAGGTATGTTTGAAAATCCTGATACTACTCCTGGAGGAGCTGCCTTAAAATTCTATGCTTCTCAAAGAATAGGTTTATATGGAGGTAAATCCTTAACGAAGAAGATAAAAGGGAGGGAAAGAAAGATTGGTAGAGTAACTTCAATCCGTACAATGAAGAATAAGGTTGCTCCTCCAAGAGGGACTATAAAAGCTGCTCCCGTATATAATAACTCTAAATACCATGACGTAGGTTTTGATAAGATATATTGGTTAAATGAGATTCTTATAGAGGAAGAGATTATACAAAAATCTAATGGTGGAGTTTATAAATATAAAGGAGAAACTCTCTGTAGAGGAGAAGAGAAATTTTTAGCTTTACTAGAAGAGAATGATGAATTAAGACGTAAGCTTTTAAGAAAAGCCGGTATAAATACTATTGGAACTACTAAAAAGAAACTAGAATCATTAAATACTAACCTATTCCCAGTAGACGATGTTCAAGGGGAAGACGATGAGGAGGAGGAAGACGATGAGTAAGAAAACAATATTATTGGTTGATGGATGTAATTTACTTCACCAAAGTTTTCATAAGTTCGAAAAACTTAAATCTACGGATGGTAAACCAAGTGGAGCAATATTTGGATTTTTCAAATCCCTACACATGTATCTTACAAGGTTTGAACCTGATGATGTTTATATATCTTTCGATAATGGTCATTCACCAGTAAGGATGGAGTTATTACCCAATTATAAGGAGCATCGGAAAAATATATCTGTAGATTACGAATCATTGCAAAAGCAAAAGGCAATTATAATGAAAATGCTGGGTATGCTAAGAATTAATTATATCTTCGATAAAAAGAAATCTACAGTATATGAAGGGGATGACTTCTTAGCATACCTTGCAATTAAAAAATTCCAATCCGAGAAAATGATACTTATATCATCGGATAAAGACTTTAACCAGTTGCTATCAAATAACCTGAGGATATATAATCCGAGAAAAGACGAGATGATAAGGATGGATAATTGCAAAGAATTATTCGGTTACCATTCTCATGAAACGGTAGAGTATCTTGCAATGGTTGGAGATACCTCCGATGATATACCAGGGTTCCCGGGTATAGGCCCAGTAAAAGCAAGGAAAATCCTTGATGAGGGTAGAATTGAGAAGTTTATTGCCCAGAGTAAGAACAAAGAATATCTTCAAATATGGAAAAGGAATGAACAGTTAATCGACCTTTTCTGGTTTGTAAGACATAATCCATTGGATAAGTTACCAATTAAGTCAAAGAAGAAGTTTAAGTATGAGAAATTCAAAGAGCTTTGTATCGAATACTCTTTAGCATCATTTTTGACAAATGAATTTATAAAACCATTTAAAGCATTACATCATGAGTAAGAGAATTATGTTTGTGGGTCCCTCTGGTATAGGGAAAACTACTTTAGCTAAGTATGTAGCTAAGAGAGAAGATCTACCCTTTATTTCTGGTAGTATGTCAGATTTATTACCTGCTACTGAAGGGGTATCACATAATGAAATATTATCCCTCGGTTCGGAGGCAATGTATAAAGCAGATTTTCAACTTCTGAACAAAAGGAATAGGTTATTCAAGGATAGAGAATATTTCGTAACCGATAGGAGTTATGCAGATTTGGCTGCTTATTTTTGGTATAAGCAATCAAGAACTTTACCAGAATGTGAAATGGAACATTTTTTCTGTCAATGTAAGACTTTAATGGAAGATCAATGTGATGTAGCAATCTTCTTACCATTAAACCTAGATACTTATAAGCATTGGTCAATGGAAGATAATGGTAAGAGAATACTTAACAGATTCTTCCAAGTTCAGATATCATCTCTTATGGGGGAATTGCTTGCAAATTGGGAAATACCCACTATTTGTATATCTGAGCTCGATTTAGGTATGAGAACGGAACAAATCAATTACCATTTAGATAGGATATGGGGAAAGAAGTAATAGCAATAGCCTTTTCAGATTTGCATATAAATCTATGGGCTAAGTTTAATGAGAACAATCACAGGACACTGAATAGTTTCAGGGTTTTGTCGATTATACGGAAATTATGTAGAAGGTTTAACTGTCCTGCATTATTTTGTGGAGACTTATTTCATAAGGCCGAAACAATGGACCAAGAATTAGCAGAGATATGTTATAATGAACTAATCGAAGGATTTTGGATATATGCCATATCTGGAAATCATGATATTAAGAAAATAAGTAAGGTTGGTACTAAACCGTTCAGCTGGCTTTATCAAGTAGAGAAGTATGGTATCATGATATTAGATTATGAAAAAACTCAATTATCCCCTACACATAAAAATATTATGGTGTATGGGGTTCCTTATATTGATAATAATGTGGGTCTAAGTGAATACTTAAAGAAGTTAGAATTAGATAAAAGTAAAAAGAATATTCTTTTACTACACACTGATTATCCTGGTGCAAAGGATACAGATGGTAGGGAAATAGATTCCGTAGAAAACTTAAATGTGAATGTTCTCAATAAGTTCGATTTAGTATTATGTGGGCATATACACAAACCACAAAGACTATCAAAGAAGGTTTATATGATTGGAGCCCCTAACCATCAGAGGAGAACCGATAGGGGATGTGAATTGGGGTATTGGAAAATCTATGAAGATTTGTCTCTGAAGTTTGTACCTTTGAAAAATTTCCCAAAGTTCATCGATGTAGAAAGGGAAGAGGATATTAATGATGATGGCCATTATTATACGGTAATCCCTCAAAAAGCTAGTACTCCAGTTAATAACAAACATAAGATTACTAAGCAACTTTCTAAGAAGTCTCTAGCAAAGAGATACCTAAGAGAGAAAGGTATTAAAGATGAGGTTAAAACTAATCTATTAATTGAAACACTTAAAAAGGCTGAGTCATGTTAACGTTCTTAAACTTAGAGGCAGAAGGATTTTGTTCAATAGAATCCTTACATCTACAATTAAACCCAACTTGTACCATACTTATCAAGGCCCCAAATGGGAAAGGTAAAGCACAACCTTTAGAAGAACCAGTTTTAACCGCTAATGGTTGGAAAAAGATGGGGGAATTAACTCTTAATGATAAAGTAATTAACCCAGTTACAGGTAAACCCATCAAGCTATTGGGTATTTATGATAGAGGTCTATTAGATACTTACAAAATAACCTTTTCTGATGGCTCATGTACTGAATGTGCTGGAGACCATTTATGGTCAGTATTCAAATCGGGTAAAGCTAAAGACAGACTAAGAACCTTAGATACCGAGACTTTACTAAAGGATTATAAGGTTGAGAATAAAACTGCTTCTGGTACTTTCAAGTATAGGTACTCAACCCCATTAACCGTACCAATTGAGGGTAATTATACTAAATTACCAATACACCCCTACGTATTAGGGTTTATATTAGGCGATGGTTGTATTTCCGGTAATAGGCCTACAGTTAGAGTATCTACCAATAGAGAGGATTGGCCAGAGATAGTTGATAGATTAAGGTCATATTTGCCAGACCCAAACCTGGTTCATGAAGGTACAGAGGTAAGAGGGGCTAAACATTTTAGGATTCATGGTTTAGGTAAAGAACTCAAGGATTTAGGATTAATTGGTTGTAAGTCTAAAGATAAGTTTATACCAGAGTTATATTTGAAATCATCAATCGAGAATCGTAGATTATTATTAGCTGGTTTATTAGATACTGATGGATGTGTTGGTTCCAAAAAGAAAATCTCAAAGGTTTCTACGTATTCATCTAAGAGTGAGCACTTAAGAGATGGTATTAGCTATTTGGTAAGATCCCTTGGAGGCCTATCTACTAAAAATGAAAGTACCCGGTTTAAGTATGGTAGGTATACTACTTCATATGTGTGTTCAATACGACTAACCTTTAACCCTTTTCTAAGGAAATATAAAACTAAATCCTATGGTGAGTTTACCAGGAGAAATAGAATGGTAAATACCATAAGAAATATTGAATATATAGGGAAAAAGGTATGTAGGTGCATTAAAGTAGATTCTTCAGAAGGCCTATATATTACCAGAGATTTTATAGTTACCCATAATTCAACTATTCTCTCTGCCTTGGTATGGGCAATATATGGGAAAAACCTAAAGGGTGTTTCTGAGGTAAATACTTGGAAGCAAGTAAGGCCTAAAGATTACAAGGGTACTAAGGTACAAGTATATTTTCAGAAAGATTCTCATACATATAAGATAGTTAGATGTCAAAAGTATGATGAAGTACTTGAGGATGGTGCTAAAGGTAAAGACAGACTTATCTTCATGAAAGATGGAGATATAGTTGATATCAAAGGGAAGGGGAAGATACAAGATTTTATAAACCGAGAGATAGGTTTATCATATACTCTGTTTATGAACTCAATCATGTTTGGTCAGGGTATAAAAAGACTCATACAAGAATCTAATTCTGATAAGAAAAAGATATTCGAAGAAGTATTTGACTTAGAGTTCTTAAACCTTGCTAAAGGCATTGCATTACAAGATAAAAATAACTTGATATCTCAAATAAATGAGGTAGAGCATGAGTCTCAAATGCTTAAGAAAGAATTAGAGGCTAACAAGGAAGCTTACTTCGATATGAGAGATAGAGAAAAATCCTTCAAGCAAAAAATTAAAGAAGAAAGAAGGGAGTTAAAGCAAGATAGGGAAAAGCTAACTAAGTTACTGATTGAAAAACAAAAACAGATTAAGGATGAAGTAGATGCTTCTCTTCAGATAAAGATTAAAAAACAAAATGAACTAATCCTTGATTTGAGGAGTAAGATAAAAGATGCAAAGAATTTATCGAATGTACCCCTTAAGAAAGTAATCAAAGAATTGGTAATACAGTTAGAAGCCGGTCACTACAAACGTGCGTTACGTGATGCTAAATCAATATATAAAGCGTTCTCTGACCTTGATAAATACGATAAGGAGTATCAGGAGGCATTAGAAAGGTTGGAAGAACTTAGTAGTGTAAATGATAGGTATAAGAAATTAAAATCAGACTGTGATGATATTGCTTCTGATATTGCTTCTATTGACGAAGACCTGGCTAAGCTCAAGCAAGAAAAGCTTAAGGTCATGTCTCCAAAGTATAAACAAAAACTTAAGGAGATTAGGAAGAATTTACGGAAGGTTGATGAAGACTTTCACAATAAAGAGTTAGAGTTAGAGAATTATAACTGGTTAATTAATGACCCATTGGGTAATAATGGGATTAAGGCTTATCTATTTGATTCATCCCTTGAGTTCTTAAATAAATGCCTTGATAAGTATTCAGAGGTATTGGGATTTAGGATTGAATTTAATATTGATTTGGGCACTGCTAGAAAAGAATTTGTTACTCTTATTGAAAGAGATGGGATGATTATAGATTACGATGAACTATCAGGTGGCGAGAAACAATTGGTCTGTGTAGCAATGGCTTTTGCAATGAATGAGGCTTTAACTGCCTCTAAGGGTATTAACTTAGCATTCCTTGATGAGGTATTTGAATCACTAAGTTCAGATAACATAGAAATAGTTACTTCCTTAATACGTTACATATTCAAAGAGAAAACTTTATTCTTGATAACCCACTTAGATTCTCTTCCTCTAGGTAATACTAAAATTTTGCAAGTGGAAAAGACCCAAGGCCTGAGTAGATACCAATTACTATAATGTTATAATTAAGTTATAACAAGACAATTATGGCAAATAGTAAACGCAAAGGTAATAAATTTGAATTGAAAGTTTCCAAATGGTTTACCAAATGGACTTCTTATAAATTCGGGAGAACTCCATACTCTGGGGCAAATCATCAGAGTAGGGATTTAGCTTCTGATATCATGTGTCAGGATGAGAGACATGCCCATAGATGTAAAATATCGGTTGAGTGTAAAAACTATAAAGAGATTAAGTTTGAACATCTACTCTTAGGTAATAAGGGATGCGATATATTGAAATTCTGGGAACAAGCTTCTAAGGATGCAAAAAGAGCAAATAAAGTTCCCATACTCTGTATGAGATATAATTCAATGCCCTCAGAAGAATTTTTCTTTGTAGTTGGAAAGGATTTATCTTCCGTATTCTATAAACCCCTATTCGATAAAGCCAATATTATGGTAATTGATGTACCAAAGATAGATGAGATTCTTTATGTATTCATGGCTAGTGACATATTGAAGAATGTAAACTATAAGTTAGTACATAAACAAGCTAAGTTAATTATTAAAAACCGGTAACCTATGAAGAAGCATACCCCATACTCATATTGTATATTTTACCTTGAAAGGAAGTACTGTGATAAAATCAATAAAGAACTCAAAGAAAAGGGGTATGACCAAATCAAGGCAATTATTCCTATGGTAAACGTATTAAGAAAAACCACAAAGGGTAAGATGGTATTCGAAGAAGTACCAGTATTATTCAATTATGGTTTTATGAGAATGCCCACTAAATTAGCATTCTCAAGGCCCTTTCTTAATAAGTTACGTAGGAATATATCTGGTATCAGAACTTGGTTACGTAATACCGAGACAATGCACCCAAGAAAGAAAAAGGTAAGGATTGACAATGCAGAAGACTTTGATGATTTCTCTTTAGTGGCTACTTGTAGTAGAAAAGAAGTAAGGCGATTTAAACGTATTGCTAGAGAGAACAAGAAGTTTTCAGTAGATGATTTAGTCAATGTAAAGCCTGGAGATTACTTAGTATTACGGGGTTATCCTTATGAGGGAGTAGATGCTACAGTATTAGAGGTTGACCATCTTTGTAAAAGAGTAAAAGTTCTTATATACCCTGAAATGGGAAGAATGGAAGTATGGTTACCTTTTGACAACGTTATCTATAGTGTATATTTAAATCATGACCCAGATAAGCTTTATGCTAATTCTGGGGAATATGACCCTAATCAGATAACCAATGAAGCAATTGATAGTATAATGAGATATAGGAGAATTTAATATTATGAACGAAGCTCAACAAAAAGCCTGGAGTTGTTTAATTGATAAAGAACAACAATCATTATTCCTTCAACTATCAGAAAGTAAATCTTCATGGGAAGCTGGTGAAATTTTAAAGTTATCTCATTACAAGTATCTTGAAATCCGGGAACGGTCAGAGAAATTCTTTAGGCTATTCTTGGATTTTTTTGAGAAACACACTTCTATTTTTCGACCAGATTGCCCCTGTGAGAGGAATTTCCAAGATTATATGGAGGGATGTTTAGAGAAACGATTAAAAAGAAAAGAAGCAAGCTTATTCACAGGAGACTCAGCTCAATTACTCCCAAAGGTAAACTCTAAAAATATAGAGAGAAACATGAAGAGGTTAAAGGAGTCTGATGATGAATGGGACATAGATACTCTAAGATTAATTCTTGAATTTGATAGGTGGAATAATTTTAGAATACTACCCAGGATGCTACAACAGCCATCTGCATTTAAAAGGCGGTCGAATAAGAAGGATAAGATATATATCAAGTATCTTCTTAATAGAGTACCGGATTGGATGCACACTAAACTCAAGGAAAGGTTTAGGTATAAAGTAAAACCAGGAAAGAAAAAGTATTGGGTAGCTTTAATATCTGAGGACCTATATACTGATGGTTATCTATTGTTACCAGTAAGACCTTTGGATGAAGTAGTAAATGAATTCAGTAGATTTTACATGTATGTATTCAAAACTAAAGATGATGCTGATACCTTTGGTTTTATGGTATCTAAGTTCATGATTAAAACCGAATCTGTTAAGCTTGGACAAAAATTCTGGCCAGAGTACCGTTGCTGTGTGGAAAGAGCAGTAAACTATAATCAAGTGAACAACATAGAATTCAATATTAAGAAATTGGATATGGCTTATAACACACATATCAAGAGAAAGCCTAAAAAACCTAAATCCACTGCTGCGAACCGAGCAAAAACCTCGGATTTTTATAAAAATAAATAGAGAAATAAGATAAGATTAAATTATTTATTCTTATATTTGCAAAGAAAATAAATGAATACTTAAAATATTAATGATATGGCAAAAAAGAGTAGAAAAGACATGAAAGCTCCATCCAAGGAGAAATCAAATTTCCTTGGTGCTTCTGGGAGAAACATGACTTATAAGGATTTAAAGAGAAAGGCTATCATATTAGGGATGCCTTTCCCTGATGCTTGTTCTGCTGGGGTATTTGACTTATTACATTATATCAATGTATCAGAAGAAAAGCCAGATAAATCGTTAATTGATAAATATGACGATTGGATGGATAAGCAATTAGAAAATATTGGGTATTCGAAAGATGACCCATTAAGAAATTCCAGATTAAGGCTTGGGTTTCTCGGAGAAGAAGGGGAAAATGGGCAAAGAAGAACCAAACGAGTTCCTGGGATAAAGAAACCTCGAGAAAAGAAACCACCAAGAGAGAGGGATGAATTTAATCTTATCAAGGGTACAAAGAAATCTTATGTATTCGAATTAACTGCAAAAGGTTTTGAACTTGATAGAGTTATTCGGAGAATGAAAAAGAAATTCCCCGAAGCAAATGAGAAATCTATCAATCTTTGGTATAGAATGGCAAAGAGGAATATAAATGGTAAAACTAAAGGAAAGTAACAACGGACCCATACGACCAGATAGGTATTATATATGGACTTGGAGACCAGATACTACCAATAAGATTGTTACTGAAAAGAAATTATATAGGAAACATCTAACCGGTATACCATATTTTACTAGACACCAAGTAAAGGTTACCTTAGTTTATCTTTATGGTGTAGATGTTCTTCAATATATCCATATAATATCTGGGAGGAAACTTATAAAACAAGGCATTAGAGAATTATCCGATATGAATGGTAAACTTCTTAAAAAGGGTAGTACTAAATTCTGGTTTAAGGGTAAATTCGTAAAAGCAAGGAAGTTCATAATGCCCGATGAATATCACATGGATAAACACCGACGAAGAAGATTTATGGTACAAATGCACCGAGTCTTTAAGTCTAAAGGAAAAAAGGAATTCAATGAAAGGTACTCAATCAAACTCTATGGACAACGGCAAGGCATATCTCCCAAGTATACAAGGCAAAAGAGATTACAAATCAATCTTGCTATCCTACAGGATTTACAACAGGCTGAGTCAAGAGGAGAAAAATAAATTCAATCTGTTATTCCTGCAGTATCCTCCATTGGTAAGTTCATTGGCTTTATATTTAAGAAAGAAGATGAACATCCCAATACAAAAGGTACTATTTATCAAAGCACAAAGGGATATGCTCGAAATATTCGATGAGGCATCACTTAAATTTTTAGGGTATTTGCCTAAAGAAAGGTTTATTAAGAAGTCTTTATTATTTCAAGGGTTTGTTCCATTAGAGAGTATTAAACTTAGAAGGTCTTATGCTTATATAATGACCAACAGGTTGATAGAAAATAAGATATGGGTCTACCCAATTCGATTATCCGATAACTATAAAACAATGATAAAAGGGAAATACAAATCCTATACCGAAGTATTTGGGAAGGTGGGTATTCCTGGGATAACTAAAATTAAATATAGCAATGAATAATAACGAAGGTTTTAAAATCACAGCACATCAACCAGCAAACCCATTTGCAGGTAAGAAGTTTAAGATAGTCACTTATCAAGGTGACAAGGAACTTGCCTCTCAGGCAATAACAATTGAATCTCAATTAGAATTAAAGACAACTCTAGATGAGATAAAACAATTCAATATTGCTCAGGAGGAATTATTAAAATCTGGGTATACTCAGAAATCCATACTGGTAAAGAAACTTATAACAGAGTGATATAAATAAATTATTAACCAACTTAAACATTACGAAAATGGCTAAGAAGAAAAAAGAAGTGGAACTGAAAGAAGTTTCCAGAACAGAAATCAATGGTGCAATCACCATTAAGTACGAAGACGGCTCAGTAAAGATTATCCCTGCTCCTATCATGCTTTCTGCCGAAGAAGCAGAAGACCTTTTTGGTTCTGAATCCGATGACGAGGAAGAAGAGGAATCGGATGATGACGATGAGGAAGACGATGAGGAAGATGATGATGATGATGATGATGATGATGATGATGATGATGATGATGATTATGATGATGATTCCGAAGAGGAAGAAGAAGAGGAAGAACTGACCGGTGAAGAACTTGCCGAAATGGACTTCGAAGAACTTGAGGATGTCTGCGACGACAAAGACCTTGAAACTGACCCAGACGATTATGATGAAGACGACATCGAAAAACTCCGTAAAGCAATCGCTAAAGAACTCGGTCTCAAATTGCCGGCAAAGAAAGAAGCCAAAGGTAAAGGCAAGAAAGGGAAAAAGTAATCTGGTAACCGTATTCAAGATTTAAAAGAAGGTAGGGAAATTTCCCTACCTTTATCAACTATTAATAAACGTAGAAGTTTACTTATAATAACCATTAACTTATAAAACATTAAAAATTATGGCAACAAAGAAATCAGACTCCAAGAAGAAAGGGGATAAGGAAAAAGACCCCGAAAAAGAAGCTAAACGTAAGGCTCGTCAAGAGGCACTTAAGAATCGGCCGGCTGAACAACGCCCTAACAGCAAGCAAATCGATGTTATTGCCATTAACGACAAATCCAAGGTAATGAACTTTGGTTATGCTGTAAAGAACAAAGAAGGATATCAGGGTGTAGTGGTTACTTCTGTATTGGTTACGGATGGCAAACCGGTATCAACTTCAGTTTCATTCGTTCCGGGAACTCTTACCGTTAAGTCTAAGAAAGGACATGGCGTTATTTGTTCTCCGAAAAACAAAAAGGCTAAGGAAGAAGAAGAGGAAGAATCAGAAGATTAATCTAGGCACATCCTAAAATAGCGATTACATATCGTCTGCAATAGTTTAAATTTCATAGAGTAACAACCCCCCACTTAGGACGTTGTTCAGCCAAAAGCTCATTGCCTGTGAAGGTAGTGGGCTTTAATTTTTTATACCCATGGAAGAAGAGAAATTAGCAATTCGAAAGAACATTCGAATACTTGCATTGGATAATCTAATAAATACTTATACTGATGCACTAGAAGATAAAGAATTAAACCTGGGACCAGATGAAAGGGAACTTGCCATCAATATAATAAATGAGGCAAGAGAAATGCTATCAGAAGAAACTCAGGAAGTATCTAACCAAGTAATGCAAAGACCCAAATGGAAAAAGACTTAAGATTATTAGTGGGAAACATTAATCAAACTCTCAGAGAATTAGATTATGTTTCGTACCTTAAAAAGGTAGCTCTTAGTAAGGGTAAGAAAGGCGAATACCAATCCCATAGGTTGAAGAGTAATTATCTGAAAAGAAAACTCATATCTCTTAAAGGAGCCCTGAATAAAAAACTTCATGGGACTTATATTGTTGCCCAATTTAATTTTATAAGGGGGGAACAGAAAGAAACTTTTGAACAAACTTTTACGGACTTATCTCAGAAAGAGGTAGAAGATATACTTCAACTCGAGGCAGTTTTAAAACAATGCAGTTTAGAAATCCTAGAAATTAAAGAAATCCCAACCCAAATTAGGAAGGTATAACTATGGTATTATGTAAATAGGAAATTCAATTATTCACCTAATATAAATGAAAATGGCTAAGAAAGACGAAAAGAAGAGTAAATCGGAATCCAAGACTCCGGAACTCACAAAGGCTAAGAAAGCTTTGGATGCTTACCTTAAAGAGAACAAGTTGGACCCTACTAAGGATTGGACCAAAGACAAGAAACATGGTAAAAAGGTTACCGAACTTGTAAACAAGCTCAATAAGGAAAGAGACAAAGTTGCTGCTGCCTATCCTGAAGCTGACCAAGAGAACAACAAGAAATTGGTAAAACTCCAGGAAAAAGAGAAGGAGGAAAAAGCTGAGAAGAAGGCTGCCAAAGAGAAAAAGGAAAAGAAAGGAAATGGTGGTAGAACAGCTACCAAATACGATTATCCTCTCATCGATGGCAGAGAAATGACTTCGGCTGAGAAGAAAAAATACCGTATGGAGCAAAGAAAACTTGCTTCAGGTAAGGCTCCAAAGGAGGAAAAGGAAACTAAGAAAAAGAAGGAAGAAAAGGTAAAAGAGAAACCGGCTTCCGATAAGAAAGATAAGAAGGCCAAAGACAAGAAGAAAAAGAAGGCCGCTAAAGAAGAAGATTAATAAGAGCACTTTTTACTTTTACTTATCATATTTTTGAGTATTCGTTAATAATGGTAGAAGGCCTGGCAATATAAAAATTGTTCAGGCCTTTTATTTTCTAATTAAGTCGAAAATGGAACAAGAAGTATATAAACCAAAACTTAGAATCACTACACTATCAGAGAATGGTACTCCATTATCCGATAGGTTGGTAGATGCTTATACCGAGATGAATTCAGGTCCAAAGGTACAGCATAACGGTCCCATAAGAGTAGAAGTAACTCTTACTAATAAACAAGATATTGATAACTTCAAAGAATACTTAGATAGGTTATCTGGTACATTGCCTGCTAAGGCACCTAATGTGGGCAGAGGAAGACCTGCAGGGTCTACAACTAAGGAATTGGAATCACCAAGGGAGGATATTCTTGCAGATGTAGAAAAAATGATTGAAGAGGGTAAAAGCCAACAAGATATTATTAAATATCTTAGGGGATTGGGATTTGTATTTATCCTTACTGAGGACTTTCTATTTCACTTTCCCGGATTTGAGTTCAATAAAAAAGATGTTGGAGAAGCAACGGACAATAAGCAATATCCAAATTCATTCTCTTGGATGGCAAGATGTATCAAACGGGCTAAGGACCCAAAAGCAGATAAATTTGACCCAATGGTAATCTTTGGTTTTAGCATTCTTGGGGGACCCTCGAAAAAGATTATCCCCTATCTCTATAAGGAAAGGAAGAAACCATTAAGGGCCCAAGTTGGTAAAAACGTAATCTCCTTCTCTCAGGCAGAATTCACTAAACTTCCCAAGTATATGTTAGAATCCGAAAGGATTAAGTTCTCTACTGAACAGAGACAATTGCTTCTAAGTCCCGAAAAGAAGCCTTCTAAATTCTTCCTAAGATGGGTAAACGATGCTATATTCCCAGACTCCATAAAGGAAAAGATGGAAGAAATCAAGAACCGCTAACACTTACCTCCGTATTTATTAAAAGAGTATTTTATATAAAATAATTTTAGTATATTTGCATAAAGAAAATTTAATTATGGACAAGGAAACAAAAGACATCGTAAAGCTCATTGCTGGTATTCAGATTGAATCACTCAACTCAATCAAAGAGGATGTTAAAAATGGGAATGAGATTGCCCAAGACTTAATCAAAAAACTCCTTCAGATTGAGGATGACGAAATAATTCGAGCACTAGATGAGCACATTGAATTATACGTAGAAATTGAGAATACTCCTCAACTGATAAATATGCTAAGTGAATACCAAATGATGGTATGCTCTCACATATTGTTCAGAATGGAAGATGAATGGGTACATACTAATTCTCAGGGAGTACTTGGTACTTGGGCAATATTCCAGAGGGCAAATCTCAAATTCCACCCAGAACTAACACTTTTAAAATTTTAATATAGACATGGAAAAGAACGAATACTTAGAATCAGTAGAAATGAACACCGGAGTCGAAATGATTCCTTGCGAATCCTCTAATATTGAGGGCTTTGGTTATGACTCAAAGAAAAAACAACTTTGGGTTGCTTTTAAAGGTAATCGAGTTTATCGCTATGATGATGTACCTTATGAAATCTGCAACGGTTTACATCAAGCAGAATCAAAAGGTAAATACCTTGCAAAGAACATTAAAAATAAATTCGAAACTACAGGTTATGAACTCAGAAACTAAATTCATATTGGGCCTGGTAACCTTGGGGGCAGTGATTTACTTTATTGGTGAGAATAAAACTCATCCAGTAGAAGTGAGCACTGCTCCTTCTCATTTTGAAAGTCCCATAACCAAGTTAATCTCTCTTCAAGATAGCATGGGTATTAAACCAAAAGAAGAGAAGAAACAATGGTATAAGTATAGGGTAGAAATAGAAACGATTCCAGAAAATCAAATCTATAAGATTGAGAAATCTGGATACCAGCAATATGAAGTTTCTAGATTGGGTGAAACTTATTCCTATGTAACCTACGAATTTACCTCAGACAAGGTAATGACTACTCAAGAAGCCTATGACTTCGTAAAGAAATATCCTGAAAGATGTACAAGGGTACCAAATACATCACAAGATAACATTTACGATAAATATAACGAGGATTATGAAGATTACATAAATGACCCAGAGGATGAAATTAACTATCCTCCAGAAATCTTCGACTTCTTAGCCGATTAACCCGAGCAAATAGAAAATAATTCAAATAAAATTTTTCTATTTAAAATAAAGTTCTTATATTTGTATCAGAAAAAGAAATTAATCATTTTACTAACATTTTAAATATAGACATTATGAAAAAGAATGAAACAAAGGTTACTAACCTGGTTGCAACTAAGGTTGCCGAACAACTTGAAGGAATTAAAAATTCTAAGACTGCTAAGGCTTCTGCTCCTAAGGCCAAAAAGACTAAAAAGGAATTGGTACAAGATGCTCAAGAAGCTGCCACTAATTTTGCCAATGCCAAATTGGTAGAACTCTCTCCTAAAACCAAAACTTCCAAAAAGGAACAGGTTGTCAAGGAAGTTAAGGAACAACAAAAACCATCCATCATCGAACAGGTAATTTCTAATCGGGAAGTTAAATACGTATACCCTGCCGATGTAGTTGATACTCTTGCTCGGAAGAAATGGAGACAACAAACTCGAAACGAACTCCATCGATTGGAACTTGCAATGGCTCGTATCAAGGACCAGAACTCCAAGGAATTCAAGGCTGCTGCTAAAGCATACGAGGACTTTAAAAAGAAGGTCCTCAAACCAGAACAAGTTGCATAAACCTTTATTAACCAGGTGCCCGGGATAATTACCTGGGCATCTCAATTCATACAAAATGGATTACACTATCTTCTCTGATAAAGAGATGCTTAAGCAGGACAAAGAATTGGTAGAATTACATAAACGATGCTGTAAGTCCTATCTAATCCAACATTCACTTAAGCACTCCAAGATTAAGAAGTTCTTTATCGTTTACGATTGGTATATAAATACTGATAACGTAAGGAATTTCTTTTTCAGGCCTATAAACCTTTTCATTCAGGCATTGCTTTTAGGGCAACTTGATGAAATATCCGATTACATTAATCCTAACAAAAATGGAAAACGAAAAAAGAAACGAACCAGAAAAGTATAACGTACTTTACTGCAAAGGCAAATATCAGTATAAATCTAAATATCCCCAAATAGAAACTAAACATAAGGTTATCTATGCAGGGCCAGTAGAACCAATGGCACCCATCTGGGATAATGTATCAGATATATTAAGGAAATCTGATAGAATTTGTACTGAATCTCGAAGAGAATTAAAGAAGTTAGAGGAACGTTCACAGAATAACCTTTACTTCAAGAAAAATGGTATTACCCATATAATCGTATACAAATGTTTAGAGAAATAGTTAAAGACCTATATATAGGCAAATCGAAGTTAACCATAGAATGTAACCAAAAGGAAATACCCCAAACTACTCTGGTTCAGGATATATTACAGAATACGGGGTTTACTGGTAATATGCCCGACTACGGTACCTATGGTAATTTCAAGGATGGGAAATTTGAGATTACTCCAATGATGCCTAAGCATTGCTTATTTATTACTGGAGTACCCAAAGGGGCAATCCTTGATAATTTCAGAGTTAGAAGAACATATTGGTCCTCTTATTATGAGGATGATGTAAGAGGGTACTTATTTCAAATTACAGATGAAAGTATACCTCGTTTAATAATCACAAACTAAATCTATATGGAAGCAATCGATTACGTAAAATTATTTAAGCTCGACCAAGAGAATTATGACTTTAAAAGGGAAGAGTTTATATCCGAATTAGGTAAAGAATTTCTAGATTATTGCCAAACCACTACAATTGGGATAGATAAAAAGACTGGCAATATATACTACTACCGATTTAGGGAAATAGTTAAGAATTTCGAAACTAAATTCTGGGCAATCTCAGAACTTAAAATAGGAGAACCATTAACTCAGAAATTATGGAATGCCTTTTTCGCTACTCAGGTAGTTCCTTTAAGGCAAAGGTTATTCCCAAAGGTTCAGAAATTAATCGAAGAGCAAAAGGGGATAACCAATAACCGTAGTAAACAAGACAAAAAACCTACGAACCATAAAAAGGCAAACTATGGCAAGGGAAATCACAGACCTGCATGGGAATAAATTTAAGGTAGGAGATTATAAACTTTGCCTTAATATTCCCATCACTGGGAAAGGTAATTTATTATTCACCAGGGACCTAATCTCTGGTGAACCTTTTAATTTATCAGTAAGTAAGAAAAAATATAAGGGATATTTCTATAACCTATCTTTGAATCTGTATGTAAGGTTCGATTTAGAGTATATGGGTTATGATGAAAGTTCCGATATCAGAAAATCTCATTTGTATGTCAGAAAAGGAAAATAAAATGGTAAGATTCCCAAGACCTATGGGGACTACTGCAATGGCATTAGAATATCAGAAGAACCCAAATGATGAACTTCTGATAAAGATACACAACTACATTATTAATCAATGGCTGATGGGTAATGGTGTATTATGTGGTATCACATACGACATAAATACATTCTCATATCGTATGGGTATAGATATCAATTACATACGGGTATTTATGAGAGATAGGCTATTAAGCTCTAGAATATGGGATAAAGAAAAGGCAGAAGATTTACTACAAGCATTAATGGGAGAACAACTAGCATGGGCTTTGGAAGACCGTATGGAAATAGCCCATCAGGTTAATATCCTAAGAGAATCTCAGGGAGGGAAATACGTACCGTTTATATCTGCCGAGCTGGGAAAGGCCCTTAAATTAAAGCTTGAATCCTCTACATCATTGCAGTCTATCGTACGTAATCTCACTGGAGGAAGTACTACGAATATATTTGCTCAATTCAATCAACAGAACAACGTAACACAGCAAAATGCAATTACTATTGAAGAGGCACGTCAAATCGTATTGGAATCACAAAGGGTATTAGATAAACCAGAAGAGGCTAAACTATTGGGAGACAGGTATGACATTAAGTCATTACCCGAAGTAGTTGCTACTAAACAAGAAGGAGTAGATACCAGTAAAGAGGGTCTTAACCTTAATAAAGCAGAGCTAATGCAAATTACTGATGATTATAAGGGAGCTATGTCTTCATTCTCTAAAGAACATCATGAACTACGTAGAGAAATCGAAATGCGTATAGACCCAGACGAAGAAGACCCAGAGTTATATCAATATGAAGACTTTGAGAAAGAAGAAAAAGAGGATGGCTCATTTGCATCTCAATTCCTCCGAAATAGTAAGCTCCCATAGTTATATCCGGATATTGCATATTTAAAAAGAAAGAATTATATTTGCATATCAATTTTAAAATAGACAAAAATATGGAACTACCAAAGACATCTTACAAAGAGACTCGGGTTAACAAGGTTAATCAGGGTACATACTTTAAATTAAAACCAACTGATACTGCTCCAGTATGGGTAAGAGACCATTATGATAAATCATCTAAGACTTATGCTTGCCCTAAGTATGATGACTCAAATCACGAAAAATTTCTCAAGGGAACAAGGAAAATATACATTGACTTTACATTTTAATCACATGAACTTATTTAAACGAAAGAGATGCTGTAGTGAACTCATTGCCCTTAAAAATGGCAACTTAATATTCAAATTGAGTAATACTCATATCAATGCTGCTTATAATACTTTACAGGCAATAATGAGGAAATCGGGTATATTCGATGAGAATCTATATTTTGACTTGTACCGAGAATATAGAAGACATTATGCTATATACGACGTAGTACCATCGTTGCTAAGGTATAAGATACCCTTGATATTTTCAGGTAGATATCCTAAAAATCTATTCGATAATCAGTTTACCTTTGAGGAATTGATACCTAATGCTTTGGTATATCATAGTTTACCCGAAAATTTTAGATTACCAGAAAGCTTAGAGAAAATTCTTTTAGAAGTAAGAAAAAGGGTATCTGCTTATATAGACCAAGAAGATATATCAGACCAGGGTTATAGGGATTTGGTTCGAATGAATTTCGTAAAACAATGGGATGTATTTAGAAAGGACCCATCTCTTATAGATTGCTATATGGATGCTCAATTGGGCATGCTATGTATGTGGGCTAGAGTAGAAAATAAAACAATCATAAAGAATATAATCGAAAGAACTCAAGATGAACTAGCTCAAGAGTTCTTATCTAAATATCAACAAAATGGAGAATAAAGAGAAATTTGCTTTCCGAAAGGTTAAAATGTCGGAAGGTGTAGAGGTAGAATTTATTAAATTACTTACCTCAGTAGAGACTAAAAGTGATGAGGATGTAATTAAAGCTTTTAAAGTTCAATTATCCTCTGGAGTATTAACTTGCCATGCAGAAATGTTATCTAGAACACCAAGCCAGATAATATTTCAAACATCCCAGTTCAGTAAACCCTATAACTTTTATAAAAACTGGGAACTATGGGTATTCTCTAATATCCTGGGTGTATGGACTTTAAATAGGTTTAGGATATGATTACAATGAAAAACCTCCAAGTAGAGGATATAAAAGATGAATGGTTATATAATGCCTTAACACAGGGCATCAAGGAATGTATAACTGCTCCAGTCCTAACTTTGGACCCAACAAAGCCAGAACCAATTAAGAGGGCAGAAATGATACTGGAGAATTTCTCTCAGGAAGATTCTCCAGTAGTAGCTACAGTGATTGCTCCAGGCAATTTCATACAGATGATATTACCGAAACATGAGATACTTCTCTCGGTAATGTTCATCTATAAGGAAAGGAATACCTATGTACAACTTATAATACAAAAACTTGCTTATGAACGAGAAAAGACTACCACCAAGACTAATGGTTCTGCTAGTGGTACTGAAGGGTGAAAAGGTATATAAAGTACCAATTAGGTCAGAGATAGAATTAGACCATCTAAAGGATTTCAATACACTAAGAAGAATCCTTACTCCTTTAGTACAACTATATCATGGAGTAGGTTTTGATACTAGACTTACTTACGATGAATTCAGTATCTTCATTAATGACCTACAACATTTGGGATATGAACGGTTAGATGAATATTCCTCGGGTATACATATACAAGAATTAGTAGAAGCAAAACCCATTACTGAGAATAACCAAGATGTTGAGAAAATACGAAAAGGGTTACTTATCTCTTTTAAATCTCAGGAGTTATCAGAGGTATTAGCTACTAAAATAAAGCAAGCCATACATGAAGTATTTGAAAACGAAAAGAAGAAAGGTGGACTAATGAACAAGGAACCCTCTTTAGAACCTATGGAGAGTTCAATTATAAGAGAGGCTCTATATTTGCTAACTCCCCAATTACCTTAATAATTGAAAGGTAGTCTAATCCACTGCCTTTCATAGCGTATACACATCCTCAGCCACTTTAAAAATAAAAGGGATATATTTTAGTATTAAAATAAAAATGATTATATTTGCATATCAATTTTAAAATAGACAAAAATATGAAAACCAACTCAGTAACTTACAATCAAGACGAACAACTAACTAAGGTAGTTCGCAATTTCTTAGACAAGAAATCTACATTTGAACTTGACTCAGATGAAAAGGGTCATCTCTTAAATCTTCTAATGGGACTCCTCATTCAACTGGAAGAGGATTACAAACTCAATTGCTTGGATATCAACCAAATCCAAATCTATGATACTACCTATTATTCTTTCATTTTCGAATCAATAATAACTGCCGATACTAATCCCTATAAGGGGCAATTAGCATCTGCTGCAGTTCAATTCATGAATGAATTTACCGATAACGATGGGAGGTTCATATCATTCAATCAACTCGATAGAAACAACTGGATTTTCCAACTTAATTTCTCAATCGCATGACAAAGTATAACGTTAGTCCATTAGTTGCTCGGGAGATAGAATTCTCCACGGGCACTATCTTTGGTGGTAGCTGGTGCAGATACTTTATTTCAATTACCCTACACCAATGCTATATAGAAGCAACATGGAAAACACGTCCTAAAAATGATTTAGACGGGAACAAAGAAATCTTTAACTCTTTACAGGAGTATCTAGATTGGTTTGCTAATCTTAAGAAAACTTACGGAAGGAGAATATCCCGTAAACAAATGGTATATGCTGCATACGATGAAACAACACGTACCTTCAGTTACAAACCCTACGAGAATTGGGCTACAAGACGTTCTAAAGAGAAATTAAATAAGCCCAAGGAACCATTATTGGCCGATTAGTAATACTAATCCCTAACCAGTTAATATATCTCCAGGGAGTTCAGAAACACCAACATCTGGGCTCCCTTAATTATTGCATATTTAAAATATTATTTCTATATTTGCATAAGAGAAAAATAAATATAATTATTAACCGACCTCGAACAGGGTCACAAAACTTATTTCTTATGACAACTATTAACGAAATCTCAAATCACATTATGAGTTACTTTGATGGAACTCTTGATGCTTTTGGTTACACTGCTCAATCAGTTAACGAAATATCAAATCCGGATGAATCATACATGGGAACTCTCAACCTCCAATTCCGGGATTATCCTATAGACGATGACGAAAAGGCAGAAACCTACTGCAGAGAATCTGATGCTTTTGAACAATACGTGATAGAATTCATTAATTCTCATTGGGATGAACATCACCCATTAAAAGAACTTAACCCTAATTCTCATTACATGTCAAACTCCTATGGAGATACTATCCAGGTACATTTCAATGATGAATCCCTTTTCATTATCCTTACCATGACAGGGCAATATTAACAAAACACTCTGGGAGGCACTCAAAACACCTCCCAGAACCTCCCTATTTATAAAAATAAAAGTAGTTATAAAAACAAGTTTAGAAATAATTTTGTATATTTGCAATGAGAAATATTTCTCAAATAATTTTAATATGGACACGTTATGAAAGAATTAAAAAATTTAGAGGCCATCCGGGAACTGCTTGCTTCCCACCCCATTTATACTTATGATTACTCCGATGGTCTTCTCATTAACAAGGAAGATACCAATATCCAGGTTTACTCAATCGACTTAGAGGATGAACCTTTTGCTGATTATATCTCAGGATATATCATCACATATGCTTCAGAGGAAGTTCTCTTTGAAAATCTCAGGGAAAACATTATTTCTCACATGGACTTAACAAAGGGTGCCGATGACCAATATTATGATTATTCACCCGCACAGGTAGAGGCTATCCTATTCGGAGTTCTTCAATTAACCCCTGAACATCAGGATTATATCATAACCGGACTCAAAAAACATCTCCGGGAATTTATCCAAGACGATGAACAAGATGAGGACATGATATCCCAATATACCAGCATTTATAATGCTATCGAAAAATGGGAATCAGACCACAGGGAAACAGAAATCTTCCAACAACTTGCAGTATCAGAATTATTTAACCAACTAAATAAATAATCACTATGGTAAACTTATATAAATTACTCAACGTACTGGAACGGGGCATGTCTCTGTTCCAACTTAATAAATGGAAAACCGAAGGCATCTGGTATCCAATCACCCAATACAAAAAGGAATCAGATGAAATACAGGTAGTAACTAACCTATTTGTTGCTGACCAGGAACAGTACCATATCCAACTATCTGGGAATTATCCAGAAGAATCTGAAGACTGGAACAAGTTTCTAGAGGAAAACCAATGGAAAATCTATCCCTTACTTGCAAATATAATGCAAGTCTTCTTGCCCACAGGGAACTACCAATTATTCTATACTAAATATCCACAGGGATTCATATCCATAATCGCTAAGCCCCATGATAAGTAAAGAACTCAAATCACAATTAAGTATTCTCAAGGAAACTAACCCAGAATATATTCAAACCCTAAAGGATGCCATTACGGCATCCTATAAGGCAGAACTTCAGGCAATCAAACCCAGTTCTACCGAAGAAGAGGAACAACTCAATATCGAACTCAAGGACATAGTATTAAAAATACTATTTGGGCCTTTCTATAACTATTTCGTATCAGAATACGTAGTATCAGATACTATATGGGAAGAACAGGATAAACTAATCGAGGACTTATATTATTACTTCAAATCATGACACCGTATATTCAACAACAACTTAAAAAGCTATGTGATAATCCAAATTGGTATGACGATATGCTCATCTCATGGGATAAAAACCCAAGAAATCAAAGGGAAGCTATTTATAACTACCTTTCTCATGTACAACTAAATGGGTTACTAGAAAACACTCAGATAGTTTTTACATTCATAGATGGCGACATGAAACCAGCTTTCTATTTCGAAATTCCCAGAGATACCAATCGATATCTTATACTGGGAATCCTCGATGAAGCAGGTTATCCTCATTGCTGCCTATTAGGCCAACCAAAACAAATGTTTAACCCTCAACTCAATTAACATCATGAAACCAACAATAACAGTAAACCAATATCCAATCGGATGGGAATGGTTAGACAGAGTACCTCTAGAGGACTTTAACTGGCTAATCGAAATATTCTCTACCATGACCGATAATACCGATACTTATGACTTTGTATTTTATGAAGATTCAGAAACCTTACCAGGACATCTGAAGAGGGTATGCTCAGTAGACAAGATATCCTTAGCTAACTTCCTAAACGAGGACCAAGGCTATGAATCAGGTATATCCATGTACGGTCACTACATAGCATGCAAATGCCTTGACATATCCTCAGAAGAGGAATACATGAATCAATTAACCGATATAAGAATCCTAACTAACGAACTAGAACCATGCTAACATCAGGTAAATTCTTAGTATCATTCGAAGTACCAGGCCCACTACCTGGTACTACCGAAGGCTTCTGCGAAGAAATGAACGTAGTGTACAGAACTGAGGAACTTAATACCTACCTCCGCTACCCCCAAACAAGAAATAAACAACAACCACCTCCACTCCGAACACATAAGATTACAGATAAGAGAAATATTACAAATCCCACTAACAGATATAACCATAATTGATATAATATCACTACCATGAACATCCTCTATCACATAATCCGAATAATCCTATCCGTAGTCACCATCCTAACCCTCATACGTAATGAGAAAATATACCAAGCCCACAAGTACACCCACCCAACAAACAAATTAAGGTATATAATATCACAAACCCTAATACTAATCCTATACACCTCATCACTAATCTTAGTATCCTACACATATAGGATTATACTAACCCACCTATAACCCAATACTCCCCTACCCAACACAAAAATATAAAAGAAAACCTTAATAGCGCTAACTAAGCTACCATCCTAACTAATGTACATATAATAAAATACCTAATACACATATACCCCTTTATTATACTACATACATAATCAATATATCCTAATACATATCAAGGTACCTCGCCGGGGGTTTTGGGGATTTAGGCAAACAAGGCTAGGCAAACTTACCTTACTATACAAAGCCACTCAACTACACTATAGCCACTATACTATATAGCTCTACTACACACTTTAAAGGCAAACTCAAAAAGGCTTAAAAAGGCAAATAAATCCGACCATTAATGGCCTCTAAATCCGATTGCCTTGAGTACCCTTTATATGTATTATATTATAGATTGCATTCAAGGTAATTCGAAGGTAGGGGATTATATAATACAGATATGTTATGTAGCTTCTATGTATGTAGGTAGTATAGCTTTAGTACATCGTCGATTAATGGCCATCACAATTTACCTTGATTACCTTCACCAAGTTATTATATTATGTATTATATAATAAGTATTGGGTTGGGGATTAGGTAAATAGGATTTGGTAATCAAGGCAAATTATTTGTTAGGTTTTAGGGCTAAATGGTTTATAGGATTTAAGGCCTTCAAGGGGCATATTTAGGTAATATTCCTAGTAAGTATGTAAGTAATTTGCTTAGTATTTATATTAGCATTATTTGTAAAGCTCTAGGACAATTTTGTGATTTAGAGGTACCTTGATTACCAAGAACCATTAGGTATTATATAATATTAGTTATAGGTAGGGAAGGTAAATGGCAATCTCCATTCATGGCCTCAAGGACTAAGGCAAATATCATTCAAGGCCTTTAATAGCCTACGAAGGCAATTAGGGTTATTGCATATATAATATATTATATTTATATTTGCAGTAAGAAAATAAAATAATAATCACTTAAAACCCATTACCTATGAACACAGAAGAATTATCAAACCGATTAACTAACATCATTAAAGGCATTACTAATACTCACCCTATTAGGATTAAGGCTACTATCGAAGTTTTCCTTGAAGAATTTGACCCAAGCCAGAACTATCTTCTCTCTATTTCAGATATAGAAGGCTATGAGCCCCAACTTATCGACTTTGAGATTTGGTACAAAAATGATGGTCCTATACCCGGTATAAAACTTTTCAAGGATCTCAATATATACCTTGAACGGGAATATTGCGAATACTAACCAATTAACCCAGGCCTAACTAAGGTTCTGGGTTTTTACTTACGCTAACTTAGTAAGCCCTTATAGGCTATCCTAATCTCTATAGGCTTACCATAGTCCCTACATAGCCTTATTGAATTAGGATCTAATAGGTTTATAGAGGGCAATAATAGGGATATAGCTAATGGGCCTTAATTCTTTATCACCTTAGTCCATTAATGGCCTTCAATATACAGGTATACAATACACTTCCTAGAGGACAGGCATAGGCCATATAGGAATATCCTTATACATATCATATATGCCCACTACAAGGCGTGCGAAGATTCCCCTTGTGAACCCCCAAAATTAAGTGCAAATATTAAGTGCACAATATTTTCTATTTTATGAATTTTTCACAAAAATAATTTTGAAAATAAAATTATCCATTTTCTCAAAAATTTTTCTTGAAAATGTTTGTAGATTAAAATAAAGTTCGTATCTTTGCAATGTGAGAAAAACAAAGCGATATTTGAATGAATTTTTAATTAAAACTTTTTAAGAAAATAATTTTCTAAAAATTTTGTAGATTAAAAAATAGTTCTTATATTTGCAATACAGAAATGAAATAAATACTACCTTATTAGAATAGTTTAAAAAGTCTTGAAAGTCTATTTGAAAAGGTAATAAAAATAATAAATAATAAAACTTTCAAGCAATTTAATTATGAAAAAGCAAATTAATAACGTGAATGTAGAAAAAGCAAGTGCAAACGCAAAAGCAAATAGTTTGATTGCTTTAGACGTATTGAAAAGCGTAAAAGAAAAAAATGCTGGACTTTTCAAAACATCTTTAGGGACAAAAACAGAAATTTACAAAAAAGAACTTTTTGAGGGTGCAAACGAAAAGCAAATCAAATCGTTACGCAAAAAGTTCAGAAACGTAACTTTCAATTTTCTTTCAACGATTGCAAACAAAGCTGATAAAAAACTAATTGACGGCTTTATAGACTTTTATAAACAAGTCTACGTATTAAACGATTTTTCGTTTAATTCTATTGCATCAGAAAATACAAAAGAAGAAAAGAAAGCAATTCTACTAAAAGGACTTGAAATAGTGAAAAATTCTTTGAAATAAAACAAATTTTGAGTAGGGAAATATTTCCCTACTCACTTAAAAAATAAAAGTTATGATATTAAATATATTTTTATTTGTTGGAATAATTTATTTAGTTATTCAATGCTATAAAGACACAAAAGAAATTTTGAAAGACAATAACGAAACATTTAAAGATTGAAAGAAAGCAAAGGGACAAATAAAAATGTTTGTCCCTTACTTTTTATTTTCAAATGTTAAATTTAACGTAACCGTACTCCCCTTTTAGTACCACAACTTTCGAAGCTTTCGCATTAAGGGGTACCTTGAAGGCAAATTACATATTTTACTACCCCACAAAAATCGCTCCTCGTATTAAGGGCATGCCCAGATATCCCACACCACACACACAAAGAAGCCAGAGACCAAATATCCCTGGCTCTCATCCACCTTATCCCTCTGGCAGATTACAATATCAAAGTTCTTTCTATAAACCAAAAACTTATAAAGATATGGAAGAAAAAACATTATTCAAACTAGCACGTGCAATTACAGATACAGGTACAGATACTGTATCTTCAAAAGGTGGTACTGTAACCCACCGTATCACTTCCCTCAAAAGGAAACTGGTAAATGGCAAAGTAGTTTCAACCTCTACACCCTCTTGTACTTTGGGCTCAGCCTCCGTAAGTTGGGCTACTTGGGGAGGAGTTACCGTTGGAGATGGTTACTTAGATGTAAAAATTAACTATTCAGAAAATACTGGGTCCTCAAGGTCTACTACTCTGACATTTACCCAAAATGAGTCTAATAACAAAATCAATCTCACGGTAACTCAGGGATCCGGTGTAACCTATAGTGGATACATAGAAATGGTTTCAAACTCACTGCCTTTAGGTGGTAATAAAGGTAATACTGCTCAAATCCTTGTGATGGCCTATTTAAATGGTAGTGATGGGTCTAAAAAGCCAGAAACTCCCCATGTGGGTAGTGCTCCCGATTGGTGCGCAGTATCCGTTGCCCCAGTGGGTACTCTTGAGAACCATTACATGTTATCCCTGACTGCTTTATCGAGTAATCAAACTGGAGCTAACCGTTCAGGGCATATCTTCTTAACCTGTGGGGATGCTAACTTGAGTATACCAGTAACTCAGAAGCCACAAAAGGCTTCAACATTCACTCTCTCTGGATTGCCCACAGGTACAGGCTACTATCTCTTTGTCATGGGAGCTAGGCCACAGAATACATCATCTTCAGATCAGGTGTATATACAGGGTCTCTCAGCAACTGGTACTACTACTATGGAGATTCCATTCTATGCCAATGACTCAGAACCTGGTCTTCGAATAGAATGTACTACTGGAGATAAAGTAAGTGTATATACTAAATCAGGTGATACCTGGACATTAGAGGGGTCATTTATAGTACCAAGTGCAGGAGGAACAGTATCAATCTAAAAACATTATACATTATGGAAAATAAAGTTCTTAAATTAGGGGGGGAGATCTACCCAAGACGTATATGCAGAAATAAGACAGGGAAACTCTGAGAGATGGACTATCCAATCCCAGAAAACTAAGTATGTAAATGGCAAATTGTCCGGAGTTATTGAAGTTGGTTATTCTGCTAGCATCAATACCCCGGACTATGTTCTGGAGGAAGACAAGAGTAACAATAGTATTCAGATTACTGCACAAAATGACGGTACTTCTGGGCTTTGTATACTTACACAAAATGAATCTGGCAATAAAATAAATTTACACCTTACTACTCCTGAAGAAAAAGAATATTGGGAAATACGTTTCACCCCAAAGCTCCTCTCAGGAGTCAATATGGATGCGTTTTTCATGGTTAGTACTAATATTAGTGGTGAAGATGGGTCAATGGCCGATGGTACCAGATATAAGAATTGGATAGTAAATCAAAATAGACATATGATTAATGTCTACATATCTAATATGTACCCGGGAAATGATTTTGACATACTGTCTTGGTCCTGCCTTGATAAAGATGGTAATGCTTTTAGCCCTAACTACAATTTACCGGGTAATTCATACTTTACAACAAAAACAATCGGATTGGGTTCCTATGCTCTTAAGAAAATTTCAACTCCTCCTTCCAGTAGTCAAGGTACCATAGTACTTTCTAGTAGATTTAATCCCACTAAAAAGTATCCATTAGATTTGAATTTCTATTGGGGAGTTTAACCTAATGTTCCCATTATAAAAGCAATTACCCAGAATATAAGAGCCAGTGTATATGCAACAGAATACCTATGCCAGGGATACCAGCAAGTAATATAAGAATCTACTTTTAGTATTTCTGGATGTTCTTCCTCGTATTTTTTATCCTCTTCTCTAGAACTGTATTTATGAAATACATAGAAAGGTAAGAATACGAGGAAAATTATTAAAGCAACTGGGAACAAGAGTAGGAGAAGAATCTCCCACCCTTGCATTGATGACCCAGCATAATTACCATCTCTGTCAAAAAAGTATCTCATAGTAATTTGTATTTTATGTATCTGATTAATAGATAAATCGGAAATAGAGGTAATACTATCCATACCGAGATGAATAAAACGAGAGAGTGTATTTTGTGAGTATAGGGTAAATAATCCAAGCAAGCCCTTACAAAAAATACAGTGAACGGTAAGCATACCAAATAAATTATTGCTAATACAGTAGTCATTGTTCTTTGAGGTATTTGTTAATAATCTTGGTAAGCTTCTTATCGAAATCAATCATCATATCAAAAGCATCGGTATCTTTCATACTTTTCATTTCCTTGTCAAGGAACTCTATGTTTCTCTTAATCGAGAAATAAGCCTTATATGCAAGGTAGACTTTCTCATGTTCTTCTGTGAGAGGAAGAACATCTCCTTTTTGCCCATCCAACCTTGGATATGTATTATCAGGACCGAGAGTTCTTGCAACTTTTACCCGGTTACTGAGCATTGCAAATCCACCTTTCTTATCGATGGATTCTACTGTTACTTTCTCTGTGATGGGTCTTCCTGATAATACGAAGATAACTTCATCACCTTCTTTGAGCTTTTTAGCTTCTTTCTTTTCTTTTTTCATATCTATTTTATTTAGAAATTTTCTTTATGCAAATATACGAAATTATTCTTTATTTATTGCATTATCTATTTTATTTTTTATAAATTCATAGGCATTGCCCCGGTAATCCTCTAGCATTTTGTATTCCTGTGGAGATAGAAATATTCCGTTTACTTTAAAAGCATCTCTTAGATGCTCCGGTATAGTGCCCTGGTGAGTGATGTTATTATAACGGATGATGAAAAGTTTCTCTTTATCTTCATCTATAACACCAAGAGTGTTGACTGGTTGGAGTTTAGTTTGGTAAATTCCCCCAAAAGCAGAAGGTACCATTAAAATACTTCCCGGTATTCTAGTTACCCAGTGAGAATAATCGGGAGTAATTACCGCAATTTTACCCTCTTTCTCAAGCTCTTTATCATAAGCTAATCTATTAAACCAGAAAGCACATTGAAAACAGACTTGTTTTCTTGCCATAAGTTGAGGAATTTCTCGAGTTTCATCAAATTCCTCTAAATTAATCGGCTTGCCACATATACGGCACTCGTTTTTCTTGTCCATATTGCATTATTTTATAAGTTATATATGATAATAGAACCTCGAAACATCCTAAAAATGGGTTATAAGCAATACTTTTGTTACTAAAATTGAACCATTAAAACTGATAAGTTATGGATAAACTAACAAATGAAATGATTAAAGACCTTGCTATTCGCTTAGGTTTAGAACCTGCCCTATTGAAAGCTGTCCAATTGGTGGAAGCTGCCGGTAGAGACGGGTTTTTAGCTGATGGTAGGCCTCAAATTCTCTTTGAGGGTCACATTATGTACAAAGAAGTACATAAGAAATTCCCAGACAGAGATTTAGCTTACCTTTGTAAGAGATATTCTACGATTTTCTTCCCTAAATGGGATAAATCGAAGTACTTGGGAGGTGTTCATGAGTACAAAAGACTCGAATTAGCCAAAGAAATTGATGAAGAATGTGCTTTAAAGTCCGCAAGTTGGGGAATGTTCCAGATTATGGGCTTCAATCACAATCTTTGTAGCTGTAAAGATGTCTATGAATTCGTTCATAAGATGTCGGAATCTCATGCAAATCAACTAGAACTCATGTATTATTTCATGAAAAACTCTGGTTGTTTGAGTAATCTCAAAGAAAAGGACTGGGCTGGCTTTGCCAGAAAATATAATGGTCCCGGGTATGCCCAGAATGCCTACGACCAAAAACTAAGAAATGCTTATGAAAACTTCAAAGATAAATTATGAAAAGATGTCATTTTAACAGCTGGGTAGCAAAGGTATTCCTTTTCCCCAGTTATAAGGCAATTACGTTCCTCTATAACTCCTTCTTCAAGGATAAAGAAGAGGATTTGTTACAAGAGGATATTGACCACGAACGTACTCACCAAGTACAACAATTCGAATGTACTGCACTGGGTCTGTTTATAGGTTTATTCCTTTGTGGTATATTCGACCTATCAATTTGGTGGATTGTAATATTGGGTCTGGGATTCTTCTACATTTGGTATGGAATCGAATACCTTATCATCATGTGCTTTGCAGGCTGGAACAAACAGAATGAAAGGTATCATGATGTAAGTTTCGAAGAGGAAGCTCACAATAATGATAAAGACCCATACTACTTGGAAAATCGTAAACCATTTGCATGGCTTAAGTATGTAAAATTGAGAAGTTACAAGAAATGAAGAATCTAAAGGTATTGGGAGTGTGCGCTGGACAGGGTGCACTCCTGTTCCCTTTTAAGAAAAATTTGTTAGGGAATATAGAGATTAGAGGAGTATTCCATACACCGGGCGAAGAACAATGGAAACTCAACTTTGGCGATATACCATTCTATAAGGGTTTCTGTTTACAAGAATTTGATGAGAAAGTAGACATCATAATTTCATCCCCAGACTGTGGTGCATCCTCAGTTATGAGGTTATCAAAAGTAAAAGAATTGGGCAATCCCCAGGATAACCGTAGTCTTAATCTAGTAATTGCTGCAATATTAGAGTATAAACCTAAGATATTTCTTATAGAAAATCTACCAAGACTGCTATCCTTGCTACCTAAGGATTTCTTTGAGGAAACACTGAAAGACTATAAATTAGTTTTTCACGAAAGGTCAGTTTCTGACTATGGGAACTCTCAGGTATCAAGGAAGAGATTACTCATTATTGGAGTGCATAAAAAGACCGGTAAGAAATACTTGAATGCTTTTGATGAAATATTCCAAGTAAAAACTCCAACAACTACTAGAAATCTACTTAAACCACTCACATTCTCTCAGAAAAATAATACTAACCAGATTCCGTTTATGAGTAAAACTCTGGCAATGTATGATTATCGAAAGCTTCCAGAGAAGAAGAATCTCACAGTAGCAAAGATACATCGACTTTGGGTTAGGGATTTCAAGAATGAAAAGAAGTGGCCTATCAAAACTGCAAAGATGAGTACTCTTCCAGGAGTGTATAGATTGGAGTATGATAAACCTCCCTTAACTCTCAGACCTGCAGATAGGCAATTTAGACCCGATGGCTACCCTTTGGGAATAGAGGATTTCAAGGCAATTATGGGATTCCCCGATAAATTCGAAATTTACCTTCACAAAGATGGTGATACCTTCGAGGGTGATTTTAAGGATTACCATTACTGGCTTAACAAGGCAAGGTACACAATTGCCAAGGGTTCGGTTTATGAGGTAGGGGTTTGGTTCAAAAAATGCCTCAAAAAGGCAAATATCTAAGAACCTTGAGTTTCAGCTTTATATATAAAGTCTTATATATAAGTTTCTGAGGTGCCTTGAAATATATAGATATATAATATACTACGTATATATATCTATATATTTATCTGCGTATATATAGCTATTCATATATCATATCGTAAGTAGTATATTTGGATATTATCTCACTTCGTTCGATAAAGGTAATCGCTAAGCGATTACCGAATAGATAGTATCATTAAAGCGTGCGAACTTCCTAAAATTTTTGAACATGAAGAATTTAAAAAGGGCCTTGTTCATTGTACTTCTAGGATTTACTATTTACCTTTGCTTCAGGAATTACAAACTTTCTCG